GACCACCGTGATTTTCTTGTATAGCACGTCTAATTCTACCATCATAAAAAACAGACCTCAAATCTCTTACAGTTCCTTCCCAAGAAGTATAGTGAGCCATATCTGCAATATGCTTTGCTAACACCATATCACCATCAGACAACTCTACCTCTTGCTTATGCTTTGTCCTTTGTTTCATAAAAGACTTAGTAGTACCTGTAGTTGTATAAACTGCAGCTCCTTCAGGAGTTACTTCAGCTCCAGTTTTTTTGACAGCTGTTTTTAAAACCAAAGGTGAGTAGTTTGTTTGAAGCTCTGGCATAACGCCATATCTTTCAGCAGCTTGTTTCAATCCTTCTTGACCCGTCTTAGGGTAAAAAGTACCCAACTGCCATTCCATCCACTGCTTAACTTCTGGTTTCAAAAATGCTTCCATAGCATCTATAACCTCTTGAGTATATCCGTTATTTTGCTCTAACTTTTCCTTGGCATCAGGATTTCTCCACTCCATAACTTTCTTGTAAGCCTGATTTTGACTAACTGTAACTTTTCTAGGCCCGTCAGCAAATTCATAAGTTCCTATAGTTTTCGGCTTCGTGTTTGCATCTAATATTACTCTTAAAGCATTTCCTGAAGTTTTATAAATATTTTCAAGAACAGTTTGTACTTCAGAGTAATACTGCTCTTGCTTTGCATTTTCTTTAAATTCAGAGATGTGTACGTTTTCAGTAAACTTACTTAATGCAGATTCATACATTCCAGAAGACTTGTCAAACTTAGAAACTTTGTCAATCAAAGCATCCCATCCTAACATCCAGTTTTCTAGATTACTTATTTGCTCTATGGTTCTGCCAATGCGAGACGCATCTAATTTACCCTCTGCAGTAACAGCAACTCCATCTCCTTTGGTTAAAATCTTTAAAAACTCTTCTACTCTAGCTTCTTTCTCAGCACTTCTTTCAGCGTCTTTGTGTTGTCTTTCAGTTCTGCCATCCTCAACAACTCTTTTCATTTTAGCCTGTAGATTTTGTAGCTGCTGATTAGAGTGAGATTTGTAACCAACAAATCCTAGCATTTCTATTTCGTTAGCCACATCTTTATACTCTTTTGAGCCAGACTCTAATGTCTCCATCTTATCAACAAGTTCAGCCATTCTATCTTGAGCCTGCTCTTTGGTCATCTCTGACCTCATCATCTCATTCATCTTATCAAATGTAGCTTGAGCTTCTGCAGTAGCTTTGCCCTTTCTGATAGAGCCCTGTTTTGTAACTTTCAATCCTTTTTTACCTAGAGTTTCTAACTGTGTAAGAAGCTCTCTGTTTTTAGCTTTTTCTGCAATAGCTACAATCTCTGTCAACGCTCTATGAGCTTGTTCTGGGCTTGTAACCTCAAACATCTTCTTAGTCATTCTTTTGACTTCTGACCTAGTAAGTATTGACTGAGGTATGCCAAGGTCTTCTTTGATAAACTTTTCTATTTCTCTCTTATAATCTTTTGTAAGTTTTCTAGTATTTATATCACCTCTTTTCAATCCATCTCTGTAAGCACGTAGCTTATCCTCCATCACCTTACTTTGCGTTCTTGTGATAACTATCTCTGCTTGTTTGGTAAAATCAACTACCTCTTGACCTACATCTTTTTGAGTAGCTTCTTTGTAGTTTTTAGCCATGCCAAGCTCAACCATACCACTTCTATGTAAAAACTCTAATTGAGTGTCTGTAAGTATTTTTTCAGGTATTACTTTTCTAGCTCTTGCAATAGTCTCATAGCTACCTAGCATATTTTTTTGACTTATTAAAGTCTTGATATACTCGTATGCACCTGGTATTTGTTTTTCTATATTCTCTATAGTTTCTTTTCTTTTAGCCTCTGGCTGGAATATTTCATATTGTCTTTCTGATAAAGCTTCAACTTCAGCTCTTCTAGGAGATATAGTTCTTTCAGAAGATTTAGTAACATATGTGATTTTTGGAGTTCTTAGTCCGTTAGCCTCAAAGTATTCGTGGACAAACTTTTCTAACCTAGCAACCTCGGCTTCAGCGTTCTTACCTCCCACTTTTATCTCTACACCTTTTATGTATGAAGGATGAGGGTCTGTAATCATAGCCTCAGTTCTGTTAGCATTTCTAGCCACCACAGAGTTATATCCAGCTTTTTTACCAAAGAATGCAGCGGCAGTTCCTTGTGTACCACCGCCCACCATAGACTCCACCATCATTTGTTCCATCATCTTGGTAACTCCTTCTACACCACCATTTTTATAAGCAGCCTTCCAGACCTTTTTACTTCTACCTGTCTCAAACATGTTTTTCATGCCAATCATGTGCATGTGAGTTCTTTGTACAGCAGCTCCTTTACCGTTTGTTATTCTATAGTTGTTTTGATAAGCCACTCCATTGTGAACATCATAAGGCATTTTTCTGTCACCATATGCTATATCCTTAATCCTACCTTGAACACTCATATGCATGTCCATGAAGTTACCTGTAGCTCCAACATGGTGATGAGGAACTACAGCCATTGGTGTTGCCTTGTTCCATTTAAATATTATGCCTGACGCTTCATGTGATAAGTACTGTCCGTCTGTAATTGATGCATATATTTTTTTACCAACACCTCTAGCATCAAATATTCCTTCTATTCCAGAAAAAGCTCCAAACACCGCTCTATCAGCCATTATTTCCGCCTCAATAAACTCCAGTGTTTCTTTCAATGTAATTCTATCTCTAGCTGTACCAACTGTGGATTGTTGGCCTTTTACTTTTCTTATCTCTTCGCCTTTTAAAAATTTCTTATATTGAGCATCAGTCATTTTGAAAGCGAGCATCTCTGCTGTAGAGCGTATAAGTTTATCTGAATCTTTTTTAAGAGCTTCTGTTCTACCTACCCATGGTTCATTCTTAGCAGCTGATTTTGTTATTGCTTTCAACACCTGCTCACTAACACCAGTTTTAACTTCATATAATTTTTCTACGTTTGATTTAGTAAACTGATATATATTAGTAGCTATCTTTTTTAGTTCAGCCTCTGTAGCTTTTGTACCAATCTCTTTTAGTCTTTCAACCATTGAGCTAATAGCCTCTCTTTTGAGTTGCGTTTTTCTTTCTGGAGTTTTTATATCAAGATACTCCATAGTGTTTTCTACACGCTCTGCAACATCTTTGTTGTATTTTGTTTTTATAGGAGTCTTAGCTCTTTCTGGCTGCGTAAAACTAGCCTCTGGCTGGAATGATTCAACAACCTTAGTTCCTTCAGGAGCAGACTCTATTGTACCATCAAATTTTTCTAAGTCTTTTTCAAACTGTTTGTTAGCCTCTTTGGCTTCCATGCCAAATTGTATCTCAGCTTCAATCCTTTCAGCTTCTTGTAATTTTTGTTTTTCAGCAGCATTCCTTTTAACATTAGCCTCGATGAACTTAGCAAACAAAGGCTTTTGTTTATAATCCGCTCCATCAATATCTTTAATAGCCTCCTCTACTTTCTTAAAGTCTAACTTCTGTGTTTCTAAAGCTGTAATAGCTTCATTAACAGATTTAATCTTGTCTGACTTTGATGAGTTAGCGTTATACTTAAATTTATATTGTTTAGCTGGAGCTTCTACGCTAGCTTCTATCCTAGAAGTGTTAGCGTTGTCCATTTTTACTAGAGCATCAGCAGCTTCTTTACGTGTTGATTTGCTAATAATCTGACCATCAGCACCCTCTATTGTAAATACTGTTTTGTCACTTTTACCTCTAGCTCTCGGTGTTGTTACTTTAGTAATTTCACCTATATACCTACCATCTGAAGCTATAACGCCTATAGGTGTTTTCTTAGCGCCAGCCTCCATAACAGAGCGGTCAGCTTTTTCTTTAAACGATAGTTTATTGTTAGACAATTTTCTTCGACCAGGCACATTGTCTATACCTGCCATTTGGTCAAATATCTCTATAATCTCTGGAGTTAATTCTGCAGCCTCTACTTCTGTAGTTTTCTTGCCAGGCTCAACAATTCCTACTTTTTGTAAAGACTCTCTTACATTACCATATATGTTTGTAAAAGCCTCTTTTATTACATCAAAAGCTTGTTTAAGCTCTTTAGGTGCGTTCTCAGGCAACGTTTCCCCTCTAGAAGCTAAATACCTTTCCCAAGCATTAGCGGACATCTCACGTGTCTGTGCAGTCCAGGCATCTCCTTCCTTGTAGCCTTTTTGACCAGCCCATTCTGCAATAGCTTTTTTAGTGGCAGAAGGTATGTATGGTTCTATAAGGTGGTGTAACTCATGTGATATAGAAGAAACATCAGCTTTCTCAAAAGCTTTTATAAGTCTTTTACCATTCTCTTGTAGTGTCACGCTAGCTCTACCCTGTCTACCTTTTGCTGTGGTAACATCTTGTACTAGCTCAAAAAACTCTGCCTCGTTTCTACCTGTTTGTTTTTTCCACCATCTAGCTTGACCGTCAACAATCTTCATTATGGCATCTGACTCTTTTTCAGTGGCTTTAAACTTTTCTTTTACATCTTTTTCAAGCTTTTCTCTAGAGTATGGGTTTAACTCTCTTCTCAAGGCCTCCTGAGCTTGTTTAGCTTTACCAGTGCCTACTATGTCAAACTTTTCGTTAAGTCTATTAAAAACATCTCTTACATATACAGGCTCACCAGTTTCAGTCCCTTTCTTATACGTGTCTATGATTTTATCAATCTCTGTGGTTGTTTTTTCTTTTTTACCAGGATTGATTATGTCTTCAAGCTCTCGCCTAGGCTCTACCTCTGTTTTTGTCTCTACACGCTCTTGACTTCTTTTTATTTGCTCAGCAATAGCTTCTTGCTCAGCTCTAGCTTCAACCTCTCTTTTAGTTTCTGCTTGTTTAAAGAAATCTTCTTTTGCAGCTTCAAACTGCTGCGTGGTTTCTTTAGCCTTACCTTTTCTAGATATAGCTGTCTTGATAGGCCTAGCTTCTGCAGATGTAAGCTTTATTCCTTCAGGTGTGAATAGGTCAAACTTTTCAGAACCTTCCTTAAACTCCACCTTATACTCTTTACCACCATAAGACAGGTCATATCTTTTTGGTGCTGTTTCAACAACTGTTTCAGGGGCTGTTTCAGTAGTCTCTGTTTTAACTTCTGGTTTTACTTCAGTTGTTTCTGTTTCTTTCTTAGCTACCTGCTCTTTTAGCTTAGCCTCCATTATCTCTATGTCGGAGCGCTCAGCCTCTATCTTTTCTGCAGTAGGTTTTACGTTTTGCCCTTCTAGATTGTTTTCTGCCTTGTCGTTTTTAGTGACAATATCTTCAAACTTTTCTTGTTTGGTTTCTTTTGTTTTTCTGTAATTTTCTATTTCTGTAGCATGCCACTCTAACTCTTTAGCAGCAGCTTCTACATCCTCTCTTACCTCACCCTTTTCATTCTTGTTTTTACTTCTTAAGTCTTCTGCAGTATGTCTTAGCTTTTCTGGGCTTCTCCAATACATGCCATATCGCATGTCTTTTATGATTCTTTTACCACCGAGACCATAACCCATACCTAATGAAAGTAAAACTCTATTAGATACCTCATCTATATTTCCATAGTTTTCTTTCATGTCTTCTGAAAATCTATCAAAAGACTTTTCAGTAAACAAAGCTTTTTCTGCTGCATGTATTGTTTCAGAAACTTCTGAAGCTATAGCAAAAGAAGGCCCTGCGTTAAAAGCTTGAAATATTTTTTTAGCATAAGGATTTTTTATAACTAAATTAGATAAAGAATTTAAACCATCCTGAGTGGCAGCAAAACCTGCACCGCCTAAAAAGTCACCTCCAACAGCCTGAAACTTTTCTCCTTCTACATAATATCTAAGTCCATAACCCATAGATTTTACTATAGGATTCTTTATAGCTTGAAGACCTTGTATAAGCTTAGGAACTCTTGCTACAGCTAGTGATTTATCTAAAACAGCAAATTGAACAAGCATAGAAGCCAATCCACCAGCTTGCTGACTGGCTTGCTCCCCAAGTGTTTGCTCTAGAGCCTGCTCTACATCACTATCATACTGTACACCAGCCTCGTCTAAAATGCTAGTAACAAAGTTTCTAGAATCCATAACGGTAGGAGACTGCACTCCTTTCATGCCGTTAGCGAATGCTTTTAGTCCAGCGTCTGTATGGTATCTAAAGTTTTCTTTTAATGTTTCTGGGTCTTCGTTTAAACCATATAATCTAGCTGCAGCAAGCATTTTAGATTCTGCTGAGTATATTTTTTCATTAAGAGCTTTTATTCTTTTTTCTACTATAGCGGCATTATCTCCTCCTCCAAGACGCTGAGCATCCATTTGTCTAGCTTCAGATAATTCTTGTTGATACCTTTTACCTTGTTGTTTTAAAGAGTAAAAATTTAAAGCTGCTTCATCATAAGCCCTTTTCATAAAGTCCTTTGGACTTCCTGCGTTGTCGTATTGCTGTTTTAAATCTTTTTCATCTTGCACTACCGACTGATAGAATTTATACTTTTCAGGGTCTTCAAAGTCTCCTGATTCAAAATTATAAAAATCATCAGTATCTCTGCCCTCTAGTAATTTAGCTCTAGTTTGTCTTAATTCATTTATTATAGATTCATCTTCTCCCTTCTCTATAGCAGAATTTAGTCTTAATGTAACATCTAATAATTCGGTATCTTTGTCACTAAATAAAATAGAGTTTTTAAGAACATTTCTTGCCTCACTATTAGCTATACTTGTTACTGCAGCATCCTTATTTTCAGGATTAGATTCTGACGCCAATCTATTACCTAGTTCATTTGTTTTTGTAATATGAGCATAATCGTAAGCTTCGTCAAAAAGGTCTAATGCAGATTTTCTAGAAAGATTAAACTCTTTCGCAAAAGCTTCTGCCATCTCAACCTTAGCTTTTTTATCAGCTCCTAGGTCGTTTAAGTAGTCTATAGTTGATAATGTAGAAGGGTTTGTTGTTGGTTCTAAGCCAGTAGCTCGACCTTGCTGCTCGTTTTCTCTTTTTCTGTTTAGATAGTCTGCCTCTGAAGCTTCTAAACCTCTTTGGTCGCTTGTAAGATACTCCTTCATTCTATTTAAAGCAGCCTCTCTGTTCTGAAGGTATTCTTGATTTTCCTGCTCGTTTTGCAGCTCATTATCTTCATTAACATAAAAAGTTCCACTAACAGGAACTTCTTTGCCTTCTGAAGCTAGAAACATTTTGTCAGACTTTACTGTTTCACCAAATTGGTCTATAAAGTCAAACTCTTCGTCAGTAGGTATTCTAAAAGTAGATTCAGTCTCTTTAGCATCCGCAGATTCCTCTACGGGCTGCATTTCTAATATTCCTAAATCCGAGGTATATTCTACTCCAGACTCCTCTTTTTTTTTACCGTATTTAGATTTGAAGTCGTTAACAACAAACTGAATGTTATCTTCAGATTCATTGTTGTTAATCATTTGCTGAACTATACCATCTAATCTAGTTCTGTCTTCTTCTAATAGAATTAAATCCTCCATTAATACTCGTACCTTTTTCTTAAGTCGTTTATTATTTGTTCTTTGTCTTGATTTTTATCACCCCCCATAACCTGCTCAAACAACCTGTTTGCATCAGCATCACTTATTGTAACACTTCCATCTCTAGCATCTACATTATATCTTTCTCTTTGTCTTATTTCATCAGTCTTACCCTTTTGTTTTTCATTCCAAAGATTTTGATAATAAGTAGTCATCTCTGTAGCTCCGCTTATATATTGAGAAGCTCCAGGAACACTTGACTCAACCTGGTCTAGAGGAACGTATATACCCTCTGCAGGAGTTGCTACGTCTCCTGTTAATTTGTCTCTAGTGGCACTAGTTTCTGCTAGAAGCATAGCTTGATAAGTATATCCTTTAGCTGTGGATAAGCCAGCTCTAAAGTCATCTTCTTCTTGTTGCGTTGCTATTTCGCCATTAGGTTTAACTAAAGCAATCTGAGCAACACCGTTTTGTAAATTTAACACATCAGATGTCCCAGAAACTGTGCTTCCATCAAACCTACGGACATCAGCTCCAGATTGTATATTAAAGTTTCCTTTAGGTATAGATTGCTGTTGATAAGCTGTATATTCATACGTGTCATCTCCAACACCCATAACCTTATTAGGCTGAGCGCTACCATCAATAGCATCAACAGTTTTCTTACCACCACCACCAAAGTTTATAGCTAAACCACCGCCTGCTCCTACAGACGTTTCACTAAAGTCGCCTTTAGCAGCATATCTAGCCGACATAGCAGCAGCATAATCTTCAGCATTTTCAAACTGTACACCATCAAACATTCCGCCTTCTTGCTGAAAGTCAGAGTCTATACTTCTTTTAAACATAGGGTCTGTTCTATAAGAACTTCTTACAGCAGACTCTACATCTTCTCTGCTTTGACTTCCTCCTGATTTAGTTCTATATATTCTACCTCCTTGACCTGTTTTTTCTGTTGTAATCTGTCCTGTTTTAGGAACAGATGTCAGTATGGTTCTAAACTGACCAGCTAAACCTTTTGTCTCTGGAGTAAAGAATCTTTGGTAATCATTCTCAAAATCCCCTGATGTCTTAGCGAACCTGTCAAACTCAGACATTCCATCCTCACCATAAACCTCTTTAAATTTGTCGGGATTTTTAAATAACAATGTTTGAGCATCATTATAGAATTTTTGAGATTCTGCTGAGCTAGCAGCAAACTGCTTTAACTCTTGTTCCATTTTTCTTTTTTGAAGATAAATGTCTGTATTTTTAGACGGAGTCTGCAATGCATCAGAATTTGTTTTTACAAAGTCTAAATATTCATTGTACTTTTCGTTAAACTGAGGCAGGTCTCTATTCCAAAGCTTAGAAGTTTCAATGTTAACTAAAGATTCTTTAAATCTTTTTTCTCTTGCTTGAAATTCTTTTTTCTTCCTATCCCTCATTTTAAGCTCAAAGTCAACTAGACCAGATGTATCAAACACCTGAGCTAATCCAGAACCTTCTCTTCCTAAAAATACTTGTGATTTAGCGTCTGCCATTACATTGCCATATTTGATTGTATAATATTCTGTATTTGTAATTGACTCATCTGTGCTAGCTGTTCAGGAGTGTAACCCATATCAGTAAGCATTCTTTGAACACCTTCAGACAAACTGTTGAATGTGCTATTATTTAAACCGTTTTGAATAGCTGGGTCGTTTGAAAAAAATGAGTTGTTTTGACTTGAGTTGTCCATAAATTGAGCATAAGGATTATTTAATCCTTGGTAAAAAGCTCGATTCATCTCTCCTTTCTTTTCACGAAAAGAATCTCTAAAAGTCTTACCACCTATTTCAATTTTTCTAAAATTTGGAGCTTTTTCACCAGGAGCAAGTCCTTTAGCTGCTTCTGCTTTGTATTCGCTTTTCAGCTCACGCTTCATATCTCGAATATCTCTTTGCTGCTGGTTGTATCCAGACATCTCCATCTTAGCGTAAGTTTCAGCTGCTCCAAAAATATTTTGCAATCCAGCACCTTGCAAAGCAGATGCTGCTGCTGCCCTATCTTGATATGGTTGCATTTCGTTTATATCAAACTCTCGGTCTTCAAATTGAGCCATTTGTTGTCTCATTTGCTGCAAAGCAGATATGTTTCTTATTCTTTGCTCGGCATCCATTTGAGCCAACTGCTGCTGACCAGCTATTTCTCTTTGTTGAACACCTGCAACAGCACCTATACCAGCTTTTCTATCAGATAATCCCTCAAAAGACGCTGCTCTTGTGTCAACCATCCCTTGTAAAAAGTTTTGTCTAGTCTGCTCAGGAAGACCCCTTATAGCCATTCTTTCAGCATCATCCATAGCGTCAAGCATGGATTGAGGAATTTCGTAAGTTGGCCTAACGTTGTCTTTGGCATCTTTAGCACCCTTTATAGTTTGATAGAGACCAAATCCAGCCTGTCCGATTGTCATTAATGTTAGCGGGTCGATAGCGGTGTGATTTTAGATTAAATAATTACAAATATAACAAAATTCACTTTTTAAAGCAAATTAATCGTTTCTATAAGATTTAGAAACATTAAAGTTTACAGCGAATAATTTAACCAGCTGATTTTTAAAGTAACTAAATCTTGCTAATACAGAATGGCTTCTTATCCTATCTCCATTAATAATACCCCCTGGGCTATTCTCGTCCATAGGTATTCTTGCAAAGTGAACATTTTCTAGAGTTCCATGTCCAGGTTGAAAATTAAAATCGTTTCCTTTAGTAAAAGCTTGCTCTGGAACTCTTGTTACTTGACCCTCTTCTGTTTCTATATAATCTACCTCCCATATATCACTAGACTCTTCTGATAATGATTGATATATTTTAGTTTCAGAGGGACTTGCGTTACTAACAGTTGTTATTCTTGAAGGAAAAGATTGAATTATAGGTTGCCCAAGAATGTTTTCTCTAGCAAAAGAATTATAGTTATCTTCATCTCTGTCGTGAATAAACAACTCCCCACGTAAAAAAGAAGCTACTTCTATACCTATTTGACAAAATGCTTCAGGAAAAAAAGAATAAAAAGAAGTCCATCTATTAGTTTTTTCGTGAAACGATATTGTCTCAGGAGGAAATATATAATCTTTTAAATAATATTGTCCGTCAATTAGTATTAATGTTTGGTCTTCTTCTAGTTGTATAGGCATAGTTTTAATATTTAATAACCTCCACGAGATGGAGTTCTTGTAGGCGCTTTAGGCACTGGAACCCTTCTTCTACGTGGCGTTCTTGTAGTTGTCCCTCTACTAGCGCTTGGTTTTGCACTAGCAATTTGTGATGCATCTACTTCAGTAGAAGTTTGACTTACAATCTCATTTGGTTTTTTATTTATTTTTTTTGTAATATGTGAAGAAGGAATTGATTTTTTTGTTAACATCCTTTTTTCATATTTTTTTCTAAAAACAGGTTGATACTCTCTAGCGTCCTCCGCATTATCACAAACTTCACCAGAAATACCACGAAGAGCTAATCTATAAAAATTTTCTCTTAAAACCTTATTGTCATACAACCTGTCTAGTTTTTCTTTTGGCGTTATATTTAAAGGTAATTGATTTTTTTTCTTAACCTCAGAAACCTCATCTATTTCTTTTCTAGATAAAGAAATAATATTCTTACCAGACTTTGTTATATGTTTTTTTAATTTTTCATATTCAAAGTTTACTGCCGAAGCAAAACCTTTAAAAAATAATCCTAAATACTTTTTTATTTCATTTCCTTTTAAACTCATTTTATTTTATTTATGTAGCAGAATTAAAAAATTGTTGAGCATCAGCGCTAGTAAAATTAAAGAAAGCTAAAAAGTTTTCTGGTGCTTGGGCCCCATAGCCAATGCTGTTATGCACTAAATTATAATTTTGGGTTGTGTTAAAGTTAGGCACATCTGTAGCTGCATCAAAAACAACCGTTTCGTTATTTAAGTAGTCGCCAACAATTACTCCGTAGCTTCCTGTATACAATCCATCATGGTTTGCTGTAGGGTTTTCATAAGCGTGTCTTAAATTGTTATAAAATGATAAATCTAATTTACAAATAAGAGTATCTCCTTGAGCATCTACAAAAGTATAGGAAGCCGCAATGCTTCCAACAGGATTGTTTTGATTTGAAGATGCGTCAGAAGGTACTAGAACCCAAAGGCTTGTAAAATTATTAGTAACTGGATGTGTCGCAGGAGCAAAACCATAAACGGCATCAAACAACAGTTCATTAGGAAAAGAACCCCCTAAACCTAAATCTTCAACATTATTTACTAAAGCACCAGCTTGAGTTTCATACACCCAAGAAGCGCTAAGTGGTGGAGGCGGGCCACCAGGAGGTTCATTAACCCTTCTATGAACAGAAATATTTCCAACATAACTAGATAGTTCTATATGAGTAAGTGTATAACCAAGACCATAAATACCATTGAAGTAGTTGTTAGGCGCTATTCCTCCAAAAGTCCCGTCAATAAAATTAATTGGTATCCCAACAACGTTTTCATCTTGACTTGGTGTGCCATTCATATTTTCACTGTAAATAAGGCCTTGAGCACTACCAGATGGGGTAATAACAAAAGGGCTTTGAGCAGGGCTGCTAGGAGCGATGTTGTCTATCTCAAAACAACCTCCCACAGTAAATACAGTAAAGCTATCCCCTGAATAAGCTGGGCAATCCTCATATTGTACAGCATTAGGCTGAATACTTGTTATGTAAGGACTAATCGGTACGTTAACAAGAGTTTCCGTATGCGTTCCACCATTCATAGGCAGTGAAACATTAAATTGATAGCTAGTAGCGCCAAGTACATTTATAGTGTAGGGCCCCGCTCCTGTTACAGTTATTACTACCTCGTTTCCAGTTGGAGTATAATTTACATCTACTGTTAATGTAGCAGTAGCTAGTGGGTCAGTACAATATAAACAAGAGCCATCATCTTGTGTTGCGTTAGGGTCGTAATTAAACGCTGCAGGGTCTGTACAGCCTAGATAATAACAAGAACCATCATCAGTAGTAGCGTTAGCATTATAGTTAGAAGCAGCTGGGTCAGTACATCCAAGGTAAAGACACGTACCATTACACGCAGGGTCATCAAAAAGAGTTATACTAGGAACGTCTATAATGTTATTATAGGCCCCAAAACTGTAATTTGAATAATTTATTCCAGAAGCCCCATTCGTTGTTATGTAATTGCAATTTTGACCGTAAGTATCCGAAAGAGGGTCTGTGCACCCATATATTGTGTATAAACAAGAACCATCATCAATGTTAGCGTCTGGGTTATAATTGTCTGCTGCAGCACTTAATAGAGTTCCTTGATGAGGATAATATAAAGGACTGTTCGTTGGGCTTGTGCCATCATCTGTACATCCGCTACAGTTTATTTCTATGTTAGAAATAGCCTCTGAACAAATAAGGTTTCCTGCATTATCGTAATAATTCCATACTATAATGTAATCTCCTACCGCTAATTCACCTACTTCTATTCTATCAACAACGCCATTGTTTAATATCGGCTCTTCGTCAAGAGTGATTATACCTGAGCTCGCTAAACCACCAAGCCCAGAATTATTATGATTAGAAGGGTCGTATAAAGCGGTAAATGTTGAGGAGTTCATGACATAACTTGATGAATTGTAAACTACAATATCAGAATTTTGCCAAAAAGCTGCTGCATCCATTGAGCCGCTATTATTTCCAAAAGCTGCACCGTAAGATGTCAAAGGACTAAAGTCTATAAAGAATTTTCCAATCCCATCGCAAGAGTTAAAAATTCCTTTGCTTCCACCATTTACACTAGGTGAAAAGTTATTCCAGCCTATCATAGTGTTAAAACCTTCTTGTAATGTTTGAGCAAGTGAATTGTCAAAAAATTGAGGAGAATCTTGATAATCATTTGATTGGCAAGTAAAATCACTAATGGTAAAAACTACAAGTTCTTGACAGCCTGTATAAATTCCATCTGTAACCTCAATAAGAGCTGAAAAACTTCCAGTAGGAATAGGTATTGTTATGTTAGGTTCTGAAGAAAAATCTCCAATGGTAGTGTTAATATAATGATTGTTTCCAAAAGAATCGGTAATAGTAACACTAGTGTTGTCAAATTGAGAATTTATCGCATTACTTATAAACGATATTTCTACGGTTATAGGGTCTCCAACAGTAGCTAGTGGAGTTTGTGCAAACTCAACACCAAATCCGTTAGTTGGACAGTATACGCAAGACCCATCATCTATCTGAGCTGTTGAATCATAATTTAAAGCTCCAGGGTCAGTACAACCAAATGTTGGAGCGGGCTCTGATACAAAAACATTTGTTGATTCAGTACATCCAGCATCGTCAGTTACAACAACAACATAAGTTCCAGCCGTAACTGCATTATTATTTACTGGAGTAGTTCCGTCTGAAGCAAAATACTCATAACTATATGGAGGTGTACCGCCACTAGCGAATGCAACAAAAGAACCGTCAGCGCCACCATAAGATGTTACGTCAGTTACAGTTACAGGTGGTATAAATAAACTGCTGCAATATGTACATGAACCATCATCAATAGTAGCTAATGGGTTGTAGTTGTCCGCAGCAGGGTCAGTACATCCAGGTATAGGATATTCACATGAACCATCATCTGTTATTGTCCATCCTGGATTATTTGCGTCATAGAAAGCGCATAAAACAGGGAACTCATCGCAATAATAATTTAAAGCAGAAGGGTCTGAACATCCTGTGATTTCATCTATACATCCCCCATCATCAATCGTTGCTTCTTCTACATAGTTAAAAGATGTAGGGTCAGTACATCCTGACAAAGGAACTTCAACTTCTATACTAGAACCACAATAATATAAATAATAATAAATGTTTTCTAAAACTGCAGCAGCCGCTTCATCAAGACCATCATCAGTTAAAGTCTGATACAAATCACTTAATGTTTGACCAGCAAATAAAGGCATTCCTTCTACTAGGTCTGGTGTAGAAGCAATATCATTAGGTATAAATAAAACAGTATAATTTCCAGACTGTAATCCATCAAGAAAAACAACACCATTATTGTCTATGTCTGAAAAAACTATATCCTGTCCTTCATCTAAAACAATAACATAAAAAGGAGAATTTCCAACTAAATTAAGCCCAAAGCTTCCATCTGCTTGGGCTTCATAACCCACGCTATTAGTTATTCCTAAGTCTTGAGAATAAACAACTGTTTCTGGTTGTACAAAAAAGCTGCCGTTTTGAACTATAGCGTCTATTTCTGAAGCATCAATAAGATTTGCACACGGATATTCACATGAGCCATCATCTACAAGTGCCAAAGGGTCGTAATTATATGCTGCAGGGTCAGTACAACCAACACTTGGAGTACAAAGCTCCCAACACAGTGAATCTACCCCAGGTTCATCGTAGTTATTTGCCTCTGTCCCATCTATACAAGTTTGAGTATAAAAAGAACCATTAAACTCTACAACACTTCCTATTTCATAATTTATTGGTTCCTCAGTTGTTATAATAACAGGTTCGCCATCGGCAGCAAAAACAAGCTCTCCATCATCATCTAATTGTTGTGTTGAAACAAATTCTGAATATACAAACTCACCCATAGAAGCTAAAGCGCATAAATCTACTGGGCTTAATTCATATATTCCTCCAAAAGATAGTATGTATTCTTCTTTTTTAACATCGTAAACTCCATGTATTCTTATATTTGTGTCATATTTTTTAATTGTTTGAGACTTATCCCCAAAGTAATCTTTCATGAAAAAATTAGAAATAGGCGTTAACCCATTTTGAGAAAGTCTTAAAGCAGCTCCTCTATCTAAATCATAAAAATAAATTCTACCTGCATACTCAGCAAATGACTCTGGATGAAAACCTATTCCGTACTCTCCTGAATATGGTATTGCTGATGATAAAACTTTATTGCTAGAAGCAAGAGAGCCACTGCCGTCAGCATTGAATAATATGTTTCTTTCTACTACAGCTCTAGAAACTTTGTCTTCTTGAAAAATAACTAAAGACTCATCTTTAGCAAATAATTTTTGTATACTTCCATAAGCTCTATTATACTCTTCAAAAGGAAAATCTACTAATCCCGATGAATTAAATGTAGATATACCATTTATATTTGTGTTAGGAATAAATGGTTCTGAGTAATATATTGTAGCATACCTTTCAGTCTGCTTGTATTGTTCGTCAATTCTATTTGGCCTACCTCTATCCCAAAAGTCTGAATCAAAGTAATCAGAAAGGTTATAGTCTTCTACAAAAGTAGCAAATAAACTGTCTCTGTTTGGCCCTCTATGTCTTAGGTAAACATCTCCGTTTTGAAACCTACCTGTTGCTGGCCCCACGCCAATAAGCTGGTTTACTTCCCCGCCATGAGCCCTTGCTCCGTTGGCATCTTCTATAATATCGTATCTGTGGCCAAACTCATAGTAAAAAACATCTTCTTGCTCTCTTCTAACTTTTGGTCTAAAAATTTCTATATAAGAACCCATTGCAAAAGGCTCTTGAGCGTTTAAACCATAATTAATACCTGTTGTAGCTTCTGCAACGTTTATATCTAACCAAGCTCCTTCAATAATAGCAAACCTAGACGTATTTTTAAATCTATTAACATTAGTGGTAGTACCATCAGGGTTAACTATATCTTCTGTAAGATGAAGCTGGTCTCCAGAGTCAGGAAAGAAAGAACCTATATCAGAACTATTTGCTGCCTGTCCCTGAAACTCTTCATCTTTAAATAAATCTTTATACTCACCTTGACCAGTTATACCTAATATTTGAAATTCTAAAGTAGCTCCTGGGCTAAGACCTGTTGTAAAAGATTCTCCAACCTCAGTACCAGAACCATTTTCCTGTAATAAAAATCTTATTCTATCTCCTTTTTTAAAGTTCCAACCAAAATTAGGGCTTTCTTTTTCTAACTCATGTTTATATAACTCAGATAAATCTACTAAATATTTTCCGTGTAAAGGATGAGAGTTTAAAGGGAAAAAAGACTTACCCTCATATATTCCTAATGTAGCACATTGAACAAACTCCTCCATAAGGTCATTACCAGCGTAAACCCACTGATAATGTGTTGCCCATTCTGGCGGCTCATGATTTATAGACCAGTCTATATATGCTGGATAATTGGCTTGTCCAGGGTTAATTCCTCTTTCTGCCCAAGAAGGTACATAAGCATCAAAACTGTTGTCGTTATCAACCATTACAGAGCTTGACCTATTAAACTTATCGTAATATACTAAACCAAAGTTATGTGTTGCCCCACTCTTAAAACCAGTTTGAAAAAGGCTGTTTTGGCCTCCTTGTAAAAAATCAAAATATCCAGTAATAGCAAACTCTTCAGTATCTACTGTTTGGGTGCAAGGGCCAAAAAAGCTGTCGCAACATCCAGCTGGTATCATTTGATAAGTTACAAAATAAAAATCTATTGCATTTGAGCTTGCAAACTCTATCCAAACAGGACAGTCTGGGTGATTATTATAAAAAGTCCATGGAGCGACATAACCATTAAAGTCGTTAGGTGGTTGATTTATTTGAGTTGTGCCTAACCAATCCGCATAACTGTTTACAGGCCCGTTACCAAGAGGGATAGCATTTAGTATATCATTAAATGAATCTCCTGAGCCTGTAAAAGTAAAACCGTTCCAGTCTCCTTGATTATTGAAATATAAACTGTCATTACCATTGATATAATTTGGTATACCAGCCCCACAAAAGCTCACAGTGCTTGAGCTGTTTTGTCTGTTATTTCCTCCTACAATAATATCAGCTGCAGTAGCATTAGAAAAATTGTTATAAAAATCTAAAGCCATTTCAGAACCAGTCTTACCTGCATTACCTAAGCCGTTGTAAGTTTGGCTGTATTCAATATTATAATCAATCTTAGAAGAATAACCAACAGTGTCGTCTTGGCAATTATTACAACCATTAAACCAGCACCCAGCTGAAGTTGCTCCACTATTTTCATAATTACCTGATGCATTAATATCAACATTCACTGTGTCCCCAAGGACATCTGAAAAGACAAATCTAATTCTATTTGTGTGTATATTCCAAGTATTAGGAATCCACTGATTAGAGGTGCTGTACTGAATAGCTACAACAGCATTGTCTTGAAAATCAAAATCTGCGGGTAGGTCATCATCAGCAAAAACATGTCCTAATTGAACATCTGCTTTTTCCTTTACATCATAACCATTTGTTACATTTCCTAAAACTAATCTACCCCCATCAACTACATCTAAAGATTTTGCTTTTAAAGGAACATCATCAAATAATTTAGCTACTTCATGTGGCGGTAAAAGTTCTACTGCTTCGTTATTGTAAAAATTATAACTGTAAGAGCTGCCTGGAGCTAAACCTTCTTTTTCTAAATCTATATCAGCAACTATAGCCCAACCTCTTTCCGAAACAAACCTTTCGCCCTCATCTTTAAGAAGTATTCTAGAAGCTATCTGAACATTTTTTACATCTTCAGGGCCTGTTTCAATAAGAACTGTAATCATGTTAAACTGAGAAATCATGTCTCCTGAAAAGTTTAACGAAGGGTCATAATTGTATGATTTTGAAACTAAACTATGAGGAGAAAAAGCTGAAATTTCGTTATCATTATAAACGTATCTATAAGCAAACTGAATTACCTTTCCGTATATTTTATTGTCCTTATAATTAGGGTCTGTCGTTGGGGCAATAATAGGCATTGAGGTGGGAGGCATTTTAATTAAATTAAAATACTCATTAAAAGAATCAAGAGTTATGTTTTGATAAAGACCTAAAGTAGAGTCTACTCCTGAAAAAGAAAAATCTGATGTAAGAGACGTATATAAATCCCCATTCGTCCCCGATATAGATGCCGTGCCTGTTGTTAACTTAGCACTTGCTATATTCATTTTTCTTGGCGGGTTTAAATTATCAGTCCAATATAAAATACCTTCTGGAGCAAAAGATTCTCTATGACCAATAACCTTGATACCTGTTATAAAATGACTTGTTTGAAAGTTTAAAAAAGAAGAATTTAATAAAAGAGTTATGTTGTTTGTTTTTAAACTGTACTCATATATAGAGTGTTCAGAGTTAGCAATATCAGCAACAAAATAAATTATTCTATCCATAGGTTTATCTTGATAAGAACCTATACATTGATAGTCTAATGGATTTGCTCCTGGAGCAGCACCGTTTATTATTTGCTCAAAGCCTTTTATATTTTCTACTGAACCAACATCATCTCCTTCACTTTCAGCTGCTCTAATATTTAGCGCATCCCTATAGTCTCCTTGAGGAAGTAGTCTTTGCTCGGTGTCTTGATTTAATCCACCTAAAAAATTTTTCTTATCTATAACTGCCATAATTACATTTTAGGCGTTTGCTTAAAGTTCTTTCTAGACTGTTGCAATGCCTCTTGTTTTGTAAAGTTGCTGAATCTAGCTATTGCTAATCTTTTTTCATTATACCAATCTCTTCTTGCCATTTCTTTTTCATTCATTGGTATTAATCTTTTTCTTTGTATGCTTTTCCACCAAACATAAGCTCTTAAAGCTTCTTCGGCATGCACATGTATATCATACTCTCCATTATCACCACTCCCATCACCAACATACTCTAAATATATTGAACCTCCTGCAAATGGAGATGCTAAAGCAATTTGATTTTTTTCCTTGTCTATTCTGTAGTATCCAAAGTCACTTTGACCTCCGCCTACTCCGTATATCCTACCCATGTTTTCTCCGCCTCTATAGTTAGAAAACCAGTATATATCTTCAATATTATCTAAGTCTCTTGTGTCACTCCCAGATGATTTAGCTATAGGTGCTCCACAAGCGTCTGTAGCTCTAGACAAACAAGAGCCAAGATATTTAGAAAGGTCTCTAATTACACCGTTATTACAAACGCCTATTCTAACATAGTCTACATAATCAGAAGGAAGGTCTACTGTTAGATTATCATTAACCTCTAAAGTTTTTGCCTTAACCTCTTGAGTAACATCAAAAGAAAGCTCTTTTAAGCCACGTAAAGCAATATCTAAGTATTGCATGTACTTATGCTCTGTATACTCGCCTTGTTGTATTAAAAGGCTTCTTATTATTTCGTCTATGGATACGTAACTATTCATTATTTACTTATATCATCATTTTGTTCATCATGTACAGCATTTCTCATTACTGTGTATAATTCTACCACGTCTCTAACAACATCACTTTCTAATTCCGCTGGCATAGGAAATGGAGCATCAGGCGCTATATCTTTTGAAACAACCACTAGCTTTAATAAAACTTTTTCTAATCCAAAGCCTACGTTATCATTATAATATATTCTATCATGTTCAACCCAAAAACCCTCTTTACCTAAAAGTCTTGAAGAAGGTAGGTTAGCGTATAGTCCTAAAGAACCGTTAGGCATCCTAACAAAACTTGCTCTTTGGTCTTTTTGATAGCTAACATGATATACGCCTTTGTCATCTGGCAAGGCTAAAGGCATAGCTGGTAAAACAGAATATCTTAAATCTTTATTATTATCTTCAAGTATAGCAATATTATTATAAACAGAAATATAATTACCCAAAACACCGCTAGTATCAACAAAAGCACTTGTGTTAGAAAAAGAAGTGCTCATTACTTCTTGTTTAACTAATCTATCTCTAGCTTGCTCTACAGCTAGCATAATCTCTCTTATGTCAAACTCTGTATCTCTAGTGACATATCCGCCACTAAGTATTCTCATACACTGTTCTGCTAATATTCTTTTAGTTGTTGGCATCTACTTATATTCCTTGTTGCTTTTTCAATTCTGCAAATTGACTAAGCTGATTTTCTCTAAGATTAATTCCTACAAAGCTTAATATTCTTATGGCTATTTCGTTAAAAGTTTCATCAGGAAACTCTAAATTAGTGCTGCTGGCTTCATCATAAACTGGGTATGTTAATGGATTAATCCCTGTAGCGTCTGTCGGATTACCGTCAGCATCTTGAAAATACACCCATTCTGGTTTTGCTGGTCTTCTCAAATATGTTAATGTACAACTCACAGTATCTGGTTCAATATTAATTTGGTTATCTACAATATAAGCAACAGGATAAGTGCTTGAAGGAGGTGTTAAGGCGCTATTTAACACGTGACCCAGCTCAGCATCATCTAAAAGCTTTACATGTCTATCAGTGGTAGTTCTTAAAGAAACTAAATGAACATAATCACTGTTTAAACCAGATATGTCATCACCACTAGATACATCTTCTGAAGTTACAAAAATTCTTAAATCATCTGAAACTTTTTGTGATTGTTGAAAAGCAACTCTAGGAATGGGTCTGCCTGGCTGATACTCAGCAGGGTTGTTATACCTCTCCATAAAAAATTGCATTTGAGCTCTATCCGCTACTAAATTAAACTCATCAGGCTTTATATACCCGCTTTGCTCTTTGTTAGCAACAAACTTTACAAACTCGTATAATTCATTAACATCTATAGGCATAATTATGCAATATAAGGTACGTGTATTTTAAACTTACCAGCTGTTAAAGCAACACTATTAGCTGTCGTTACTGTAATATTTGTTTTAGCTGTATTACTAACCTTAATAACTGTCCCGCTTCCAGCAGGAGTTGTTCTAGTAACAGCTGTTGCGCTATTAAATGGAGCAGCGTCAAAATTAGTTTCATCATGTATAGCATCAACATCAGCCGCCCCTCCTGAATAACCAACCGCTATAGTTGGAGTTCCAGAACTAACCGTAAGAGCTGTTTCCATTTCTATAATAGCTCTATCTAAAAGTATTATTGCACCAGCAGGAATAAGTTCTGAACCAACAATAAAAGTGGTATTAGCGGTTCCTCCATTAACAGAAAAATCATAAGTTGCAGTAGCAATATTTACTCCTCCTGGAGCATCAGCCCAACTTCTAACTCCTGCTGTAGTAGAAACTAATACCTGACCGTTAGCGGTAGGGTTACCAAGCGCTCTCTCTGATTCGTCAGAATTTAATATCTTTGAAACCTTCCAGCCATCAGTAGCGCCTAAATAGTTAGCTTGTATTAGTATTGGTTTTGTAGAGCCATTTAAAGCTTCAGCGTCAGTAAGGTCTACCCCTCCAATAGTAACTTTGTTTCCACCAGCTGTATTTGCTGTAATGTCTGCTCTATACCAAATGTCAAATCTATCACCAGGTAAAGCTGCTGTAGATATTGGTAAATTAAATGCTGAAGCTAAAGTTTTTGTTCCAGTAATATTTACTACACCAGCATCAGTACCAGCAAGTAAATCTTCTAATGTACCTCCAGTAGTAGCCGCAATGTCTTTAACACCTTCAGCTTGAAAAGGAATATCTTTACCTCTAAATTCATCTACTTTTTTATCAGTAGCGTCATTTCTAAACAGCTCTCTATATCCTTTATAATGTTTTTGAAAAGCGATGCAATCTGTAAGACCATTTAAAACAAAATCAGAACTGTCTTTTAAAAATATCTTATCGTATCCAGTATATCCCGAAACTACGCTTTCTGTATTTCTTACAGTAACAGAACCTGTGTTATTATATGCTAATCTTAAAATTACAATATCTCCTTCTTGAACAACATCATCAAGGTTATCTGTAGATAAATTATCTCTTAAATAAGCAAAACTATTTGAAAGAGTAGGGCAAAGAATAGTTGTTATAGGGCCTGTTCTTTCATATTTTAAAACATTACCATTAGTGTTAGATGCTAAAGTTATATTTGAAGTGTTTCTACCTATTGTATCAAACTTTGTTACAAATCTTGTAATTTCAGTAGCAGAAGAATGAACAGTTCCCTGAACAGCTGCTGCGTTATTGTAAACCCAATATTTAAAATTGTATTGTTGAGCCAAATCTGATACAGCATCAGTATCAACAAGTTTATCGTTCATTTGAGCATGGGTGCGAATTACTCGCAATCCAGTTGCGTCATTAGTTAAATTTGTTATTATACCTGTGCTTGAGCCAGCTGAACCACTCGTTGTGGTTATGTAAAGCATTCCTGTGCCGCTGCCTAAATCTGTTTCTAAATTAATTGCCATTTTTTAAATTATTTAGTTCCTTCTATATCGAAGTATATTCTTAATGATTGACCATCTAGCTGATTATTAGCTAAAGGCACTCCTCTAAAACCTAGTTGGTCTGCAATAATTCTAAAACTAAAAGACCCGCTAGCTTGGTTAAAACACTCTACGTCATACTGATTTAATTCTTGAGCATAATTAGATGTGTCAGTTCTATTTTTAACATATGCTTTTACGCTATATGAAGTGTGTGCATTTGTCATAAATGCAGAAACGTTATATTGATTATTTACCCCAACAGCAGTGTTAGCAGAAGCAATCGTAGGCTGCTTGTATCCTGTTAAAGTGCTGTTTGTTATTGTTTCTATAAAAGCTTGTGTAAGAGTATGATTAGTTCCAGAAACAGAAAGGTCTACATAAAAGCAATATTTTTCTGCCGCTTGCCTGTGACTTACTCTTTGAAGATTTTTTATTTTGCTATCTAAACTTGATATTCTACCTTCGTTGTTAGTTATTTTGCTAGTATTATTTGCAATGTTTTGCGTATTATTACCTGTAACGTTTACGGTATACACAAAAGGATTCCCTGCAGTCCCAGAACCTGTTTTAGAAACAGATGTACCAGTACCAGCTACAACTTTAACATGTTGGTTTGATTTATTAGAATACGGTATTACTACTTGTGCCATTTTTTTATTTTTAATCACATCCCGTGCATCCAGAGCAACCTGTCACACTTAAAATGTTTTGATAATATTTATTAATTTTTGCTTCTTTTGCATTACATTTAATAGCCCATTCAAAAAGACCAACCAAAATCATAGCTTCATTTAATTTGTTTAAGTCTAAAGCTGCTGCTTTTGGATTTTTTAACTTATTTTCCTCATATCTATCTTGAAGTTTCTTCAAACAACAATATACTTCACATAATAAATCTCCATATTGACTACCAGCTGCAGTAATAGAGCCTATTAGGGTTGTGTCTAAAACACAATCTACATCAAAATTAACAGAAGCACTATACCATGTAACAAATTCAAGTTCAAAGTCAAAAGGAATAGAAAGATTGTATGGTTGAGCATCCATTACAGTCCCAGGAATAGGGTCTAATGCAAAGTCAGGAAAGCCTGGTATACTTAAAGTGTTAGTAGCAGTCAAAGAATTATAAGTGACTAATATACACGCATTAATTAAGTTATGTAAATCTGCATCCTGAGCTGTTATTGTAGGGCAAACCTCACCTATAAAAGTAGAAGACCAATTACCATCTGCTAAAGGAGAAGCGGTGCATGTATCACCAAAAAAAACAGGCTCATCTACACCGTCTACAACGTCTGCTGGAGAACCTGGCGGGGGATTTACACTAAAGTCTGATTCTAACTCTATGGTTGAACCAGAATTTGCTAAATCAGTATATGTTGTTGTGTTAAGAACAGGGCACATAGTAAATTGTGCTGCGCTGTTAAGCCCATTATTAACTGCCATTTCACTAAACATCGAGCAAATATTAAAATGATTTGTATTTGCATACACTGTTGATACGCCATCATAAATACTTTCAGCAAATGGTTGGTCTATACCAATAGGTAGCGACCAACTTGCAGAGCTTGTTGCGCAGTCAACACTTTGATTTGTTGGCGCACCAGGCCCCACAGCTGTAGGTACATATATTGCTGTTATTATGTTTTCATGCCCCTCACTACCAAAATAAACAACACAAACAAGACCATCTAAATTGTTAGTGTGACTTGGCATAGAAGAAGTCCCAGTTCCATTAAAATTACCTGTAACAGTTATTTTATATTCTTCTGGGTCTTCATTTAAATTAGCTCCACCAACAGGAAAATCACTATGTCTAGCCATTTTAAAATGGTTTCTAGTAATGTTTGTTGTAGGTACCGATGGAGGCCCCCATGGAGCAGCTTCAGTAACAGCGAGTGTTTGGGTTGAAGTTGCAATACCTATATCACCTAACTCCATAGTTCCATCTGCAAAAGCTATACCTAAATTTGCTTCGTTATCTAAGCTGTTTTGAAAGTAATCACTAGCTTTAAAAATTCTTATAGTTTTTTCAGCTTCAGCAAATGCAAGTTGATTAGCAGGTGTGTCACTTGAGTCTGTAAATGTTTTAAATCTTGTCAATAACTCAACAGAGCTAACATTACCAGGGGAAGGAGAACCCGAATAGTTTAACTTTTTTTGTATATTTATTTTAAAACTATATGCCATTAGTTAAGTGTTGGTGTTGGTGTTGTTATTGAATCTGGCCCTGGTGTGTCTGGCTCATTACAACAATCCTCACATTGTGTTATTTCGTCAAACTCATCTAAATAACTCATCATATCTTCGTCATCAACAAGCTCACTGTCTGTATCACAATCTTGAGACAAGTCTATTAACTCAAGCAATATGTTTACATGTAAAAGGTCAGAAAGCATTTTACTTTCTTTAAAACTACCTGTTCCTTTTACATTCAGATATTTCTGGTAAAAGGTGTGAGCGCATTTATATAGGTTACAATTTATTATCATCTAACAATCTAAACAATCTGAACATTCCATTATTTCTCCCATTTCTAAAACATAAGCATTAAAGTCGTCATTTTTACCGCACATTAAAGCTCTTTTAGCAAGCCTAGCTAATTGCAAGGCATATTTTGTTTTGTTGTAGTATTCTAATTCTAGCTCTTTACTTTCGTTTCTAAATTCCTTGTATTTTTCAAATAAAGATTTTAAACAACACTTTAAACTACAAAGTCTATTATTACAATCTACAGTTATTTGATTTATATTTAAATTAGGAGCAATATAAAACTCTACATCAGTATCTGTAGTTATAGTCCCCGTTGGAGTTATAGATATTGGATAAAAACCATCAAAAGAAGTTAAATTTACATTGTAAACTCCAGCACATATTGGGAAAATCTCTTCTGTTGCCGCTTGGCCAACATTAACAGTTCCGCAATTAACAGTATCCCCGCTAGCATGTTTTACTTCTAACTGTAATGGACTTATAAAAGTTATAGGCACAACAACTGAGTCATATGAAATAGTCCATGTTGTATTTTCTGTTACTGTAAGTTTTGACTCTATACAAACCAAATCAGAGCTAAAGCTTAACGTAGGATTTCCTGAAAACGTAGGAGCGCTATAATAAAGGGTTGTTGAAGACGTGTCTCCATCATCATCTGTAACATCAAAAACATAAGTTCCCACAGGCATAAACGTTGTTATTTCTGGTATATTTAGTAAACCAGAAAAAACAGTTTCTACTCCAGGAGTGCTATAAATGTTACCGCTAGGCATAGTTATATTTACCGTAGCATTAGCGGTAGTCATTTTAACTTCAATACCAACAGTACCAGAGTTATCACTGTCGTCATAAAACTTAATATCTAATCCGTTATTAGTAGCCATTTAAAATAATTATCAAATACAAATATAAGAAATATAGTGATTGTATTCAAATAAAAAGGCGACCAATGGCCGCCCTTTCATGATTAGAAGTTGGTATTACTTCTTTTTAGCCTTCTTCTTAGCCTTTGGCTTTTTAATTGCTAAGCCTTCAACTTTTTCATTAACAGGAAGCATTTCTTCTTCTTCTTGCTCTAAAGCTTCTAGTTTACCAAGTTTTCTTAATATTTCTTGATATACTACCTCACCTTCATTTTCAAAAGTCCAATCAACAAAATAATCACGCTTGTCAGCTCCTACAGGAACATGAACAATAGTAGCTGTGGTATTTCCTAATAACCAACACACTTCATTTCTGTTACCAGAAAAAGTAATTATGTTTGCTTGCTCTGCATCCATAATAACCTGTATTCTTTCTGTACGTGGGTCATCAATGCCTTCTAAAAATGCAACAGGGTCGCTTTTAGCAAAATTCATCATATCCCATTTAATCTCATACATACTTCTATCAATATTGATACCTAAAGCTCTAGCATATCCTACTAGTTTTTGAGCATCCATAGTAGAAGCAGCGTATGTAGCATGCACAGATGTTTCTTCGTCAGCAACTCTTTGCTCAGCATTTACTTCTAAATCAACTTTATAAAAAAGAGTTTTTTTATCTTCTCTTCTATTAGGATTAGTTTCGTTATAGTTGCAATTCTCTAAGTACTTAATAAGGCTAGCCGATTCTGGTCTAACACTTAAAATTCCTCCTTGAAATACAATATCTTGTAAAACAGGATTTTTTGTTGTTTGTTCATCAGCATAAATTGATGATTCACCAGCAACGTATCTTATAAGTCTATTTGTATTTGTTTTAGGGTCATATATTTCATCTATTGATGGTATACGATATGTAACCGTATTTCTTTGACCGCTATAAGTGGCAGATTTGCCAGCTCTGGATAACCTGAATGTAACAGGTTTTCTTGTTCTTTTCATTTGTCTAAAATTTAATAAAATTAAAAAAAGGAGGGGGGATTAACCCCCTCCAAATATAATAAGCAATTATGCTCTTTCAATCAAGAAGAATCTGTTTGGAGCGAATCCTTCAAATCCTCTTTCAGTTCTATAGTGGCAACGTAATTCGTCAACCTCAGATGTAGCTTGCTCTAAACCAGCAGAACCAGTTAACCAGTGCTCCATCTCACGAGAGTAACCTCCTGCTTCTTTGTAACGAATACGTAAAGAAGGAATGTTATCACCTGTACGAGCGTCTTTTCCATTGTCACCTGGGATTACGATACCCATTCCTGGATAATCAAATCCGTCAGCACCCAACATTGGGAAGTGAGAAAGCGCTTCATAAGTTTTCTTGTGGAATACATATCCACCTCTCATGAATGACTTGAAGCCCATTGCTACAGCAATTTCTTCAGCACCGTTGAAAGCACCGTAAGAAATACCACCACCAGCAAACATAGCTGCAACAGCATCATCAATAGCTAATGATAAATCAATACCAGCAAAGATAGTGTTCTCACGAGAACCTCTATACTTGTCTAATGTACGAATCATTGAGTCAAAATCAGATAAGTTGAAACCAGCAAGTTGGTTATAGTTATGAGTGTTACCGTTGTTACGGATAAAAGGAATAAGACCTTCAGTACCACGTAAGTTAGTAGCAGTGTAGATAGCCTCTGTAGAAACAGCTTGGTTACCTAATAACATTTGCATTTCACAGTAATCCATGAATCGCTTGTATGTATCACCTTCACCTTTTAAGTACCATAAGTATCCACGCTGTCCAGTAGACTCATCTTCAACCTCAAACCAAATTTTGTTTGTAGCCTCAGAACCAGAAACTCTGTATGATTCTTTCATAATCATAACATTGTTTTTGTACTCGATAACTTGTGGAGTAAGTCCAGTTGGCTGACCAGTTCCTTCAGCAAACTCAGTACCAATAATGATAAGAGTATCACCTACAGCTGGAGCAGTCATTTGTGAACCATCGTAGCTTAATACGTGAAATACAACCTGAGTGTGTGAAGCAGCAGTACCACCAGTAACACCCGTAGAGTGTCCATCCATAAATACACCAGAGTTACCGTACTTACCACCAAAGATAGCAACAACAACACCTGTTTCGCCATATTTGTTTTGTACGATATTACCAATACGTAATGGAGTGGAAACGTCAGTAGCGTTATCAGCACCGTCTAATGCACCAATAGTCTCCATAGAACCTGCCTGTAAAGCAAACTCACGACCATCAGTCAAAGTTGTATCTTCTGCAGTTACTGTAACATTTTGGTGAATAAAATCTTCTTCGTAGTGGTAGTACTCTTTTTGAGCAACTGGCGCTTTAGCGCTAATCATTTCAAGGAATCCTGTGATACCTTGACTTCCGTATCTTTTTACAAAATCTTCAGACACATCTGGCTCATGAATAGATAATCCAGAGTGGAAGTTTGATGAAGATACATAATTTTGTAGGGTAGCAACCTGTAACGCACTAGGAATACCACCGCCTGTAAATGTAGCCATTTTTTATAACTATTTAATTATTAATTAATTTCCTTTTTTCCAAGCGTTATAAATTTGTGCGGCTAAAGATTTTTTACCATCAGAATTAGTTTTACTAGAAGCTTCAAATGAAGGATTTTTTATGTCTTTCAACACATCTTCCCTTCCTTGAGAGCGAAACTGTGAATATGCTGCTTTTAAAATATTTTCATAATTATTTAAAATTATAAAATCTTTTTTAAGCTTTTGAACATCATTAGTTCCGTCTTCTTTAATATATCTAGTCCAAAAAGTAGAAAGGTCACTCATATCAGCTTTTACTTTTGAAATAACGTCATCTGTTAATGTATAATTAAAAGACTCTCCATTATCATTTAATGCAAAAGCAATCGGTTCCGACTCAGAAGTAGCTTTTTCAACTACATCAGACCACTCTTTGTTTTTTCTAGCTATCTCTTCTTGAGACATGCCAGTCGAAACTTCTTGTGGTTTTTCCTCAACAATCTCTTGCTTAGGTTCTTCTTTCTTTTCTGTAACCAAATACTTTTTTTGTTCTTCAACTAATTTTCGTTTTGCCTCTTTAGCATCACGCCTAAGTTTTAACTTGGACAACTTTATTTGGTCTTCTTCAAATTCCTCTTCATCAAGTTTGTATCTATCACTAAATAGTAAAGAAATATCTTCATCTGTTAAGTCTCTATCTAAAGCTTTCATTTCTGCTTTAATTAGGTCTACATCAGACATCTCATCATAATTAGTGAGCTGAGTTGAAAGAAAATCTTCCATTTGTCCACCTTTTTCCATAAAATCAAGAAGAGTATTCAACCTTTCGTCTTCATACTTTTTTTGCTCTTTTGGTTCAGGCTTGTTTTCTAATGCCTCTTTCAATTCCTCAAACGACTTAAATTTCCCGTCAAACTTTTCGCTTAACATGGAGTTAAAGTCTGGCGATACAACCTCTTCAGAAGTTTCCTCTGTAGAAGTAACATCCTCTTTATTATCTAAAGAACTATCTGCTGATTCTTTTGTCTCCTCAGCAACAGGAGATTCTTCTTTAACTTCAGTGTTTTCAACTGGAGCTTGTTCTACTGTTTTTTCAGTTTCACCCTCTTTGCCTACTAATTTGTAACCTAAAGAAGCTGCAATGTCTTTATTATCCATAACTTAAATTAAATTAAACCTAATTGCAAATATATTAAAAAAAACTATCTTTTCCTAATTCTAGTTAAATCAGAATCAATATCACTTGAAGCTGTTTCAATATGCTCGGTTTTTATTTGTCCTTGAAGCTTTATTTCTTCTAGTTTTCTAGCATGCTCTGCTTGGGCAAATTCTTCTTTTAATCTAAACTCAACTTGAAGCCTGTTTGATTCAGCTTCTTGTTTCATTTGTTCTATTTGAGCTTGTGCTTGAGATGCAGCTATTGCTGACTCCTGTTGAACTTGAGAGTTCAGCATCATTTCTCTTTGAGCTTTTTCAGATTGTTCTTGAGCGTATTTTTTTCTTCTTAATATTAATAATTGATTAGCTAGCTTTATATTGCCTATATTCCTAATCATAATAGCATCCTCTAGTCTCAATTCTTTTTGAGCTAAAGATTGTTGAATGTTTTGTTCTAACATAGCTTTTTCTTCTTCATCAGGCAATGCTTGAACTTTTATTCCAAATTCATGAAGAGTAACATCTTTTCCTATATCTACAACTTTTAAAGTTGTTTCACCTAAAGCGTCAATATACCCTTTATAAGCTCCTTTAAATTGAACTAAATCTTGTAAAGCTAAAGATGATGAAAAAGCTGTTCTTTCCATAAGATTTACATAAGCGTCATTAATAAATCTTGTAGCATTGTTTGATGCTAAAAGAGCCATTTTTTGCACACCAACTAAAGATTCTTTGTTTGGAGCAGAACCTTCTCTAACCTCATTAACACCAGTAACTTCTCGCAACCTTTCTACATTGTATCTATATGAAAGTATTAATTCTTGTAAAGCACCCCCTATACCTCCAGAAAGCTCTTGGACTGGTCTTGGAGAGCCTGTTGCCCCTCCTCCATCATCAAGAACTCTAAAATATAAGTTACCTGTTTGCTCGTAAACATCTTGTATTTCTAAAGGAGTAAATGTATTACCATCACCTTTTGTTACACCTTCAATAGAACCTAATTCAATAGCCATACCTTTAGGTCTGGTCTTAGCAATAAGTTGTTGCATTTTTAAATGTATCAGCTGAATTTGGTCAGCAAAAGGCATCATTCTTTCTACAATAGATTTATTATTCATATTATACATGTGTGGTGTATAAATATGATAAGAAGATAAAGAACGAGTTAAATTGCTTTTTGGTCTAAGCATATTTCTCTTCATTCCATAATCAAATATATAGTCAGTACCTATAATATATTTTCCCGAATACCAAACTTCAAAGTCTGGTTTTATTTGCTCTCTTTTATATTTAGATTTTTTAGGAGCTTTATAATTTTTGTCTTTTTTATTTACAGTAGAAGTCCCATATTGAGTGTTTTTCTTTTCATAATGAATATCATTTACAGTTTTAAACTCTGCATCCATCACATCAACTAAATACTTATCATAGTCATACATCTCCATGCCATCAACATAATATGATGCTTTGCTTAGTTTAGAAGGATTGTTGTTCTTGCCTAAATAAGCTTCTGCTATTTTTCTATAATCTTCTTCAGTAAATTCGTCACCAGCCATTCTTTTTAGTTCTTGAAGTGTTATTTTAATAATCTCACCTGCATGAACTATATTTTTATAATCAGGCCTATTAGAGTATGATGTAACTAAATACTCTGGGTCTACGTATCTAATATTTATTCCATCGTTGTTTAAAAATGTTTTACATGAAGCCGTTCCAACAACAACCAAGTCTCTTATAATTCTTCTAGAAACTTCTTTAAAATCATTAATATTAAAAGCTAACTCAATACCTTGCTCCATGGCTATCTCTGTAGCTTGCTTGTAATTAAGCTCCATAAACAAATCTAGCTCTTCTTTTGTTTCAGGAATATCTTCTTGAGGAGATAAAGGTATACCAGTAATGCTTGATAGCTCTGTAGTAAAATCTTTAGTCATCATCTGAACTAAAAGGTCTAACTTGTCATCTTTTCTTTTTTGTGTAGATAAAGGGTCTATAGCTGTGCATGTTATCTTATAATCTTGATTAGTCATGCTCCCAACAATAACATCTACAAACTTTGGAATAATAGGAACTATACTCCAATCTAAATTAAGATAAGAGTCGTCTCCACTTTTATTCATTAAATCTTTATATTTAGTTGAAGATTGAAGACCCTCAGCATAAGCTCTTTGCTCTGTTATTCTTCTTCTTTTTTGATGCAACACCACTGAGTCTTTCCCAGCCCACTCTCTATACATCCTTTGAAAGTATTGTAATCCATATTTTTTTGTCTCCTTTACATCTGAAGGGGCAAAAGGACTAGGGTATCCATATGTGTAATCTTTTTTATCAGCCATTTTTTAGCAATTTAGATTTTTTGCCTTTTATATTATATTTTCTAATAAACGGCACGTATTCTCTTTTCTTTGGTTCTGGTTTTACAAATTTTTGAGCAGCCAATAAAGCTATTCCTGAAGCCATTGACGCATCATACTTTGTTCGATTATCTAATTCAAACTCAAGCCAATCTTTTAACAAATTGTCAAAATAACAATTACCTATTTGTCCTGTAGCTTGATTAAATCCTACATTATCATATACATATGCTTGTATAGAATCAGCAATAGCATTAATCACAACAGCTCCAGCTGTTGGTATACCAGGAGTTTGTTGATTTGTGCTATATTTTGTATGAGTGGTTTCTGGTCTATTCATTAAATAATTTTCATAACCTCTCATTCTAAAGTAGTTAATTAATCCTACCTTGTTGTTTTCTACAAGTATTTGACACCCATAAAAAACACACATCATTAATATGTCTTCATAAAAAACCTCTACTTTTGGAGGTCTATTTAAATATTCAGCAACAAAACAATGTGTTGCATCCTGCTCTGCAGGATTGTATTTTCTAAAAACATAAGCAGCTGCGTCTGAACGTCTACCATCTGTAGTTGTACTGTGGTCATATGGGTCACATCCAGCTACTATTCCTTGACTGTTACCTGGAAAGTTCTTTTTCCTATCAGATTTAGCGTTTGGATTAGGAGGAACCCATGTAATTGTCCATTTACCATGATAATCTGGATACCACATTACTTCTGTATCTTTTACTCCGTTTCTCCACATAAAATTACCTGGAGTAACTAGTTTTTGTGCTGCAACTTCATTATATTCTAATTGTTGATATATTCTTTCAGCATCAAACAAACATTTTTTTGCATCATGTCTAAATGCTTCGTCTGGATTGTAAGGATATTGTCTTTTTTGTTCAGCTAAAGCATTTGTGTCATCTCTCAAACCATCTCTAATGCTGTCCATATATTCTTTAGCTTCGTCTATTTGAGAAATGCCATACTCATCTATAAAGCCTTCAAGACCATCATATACTGGAGTAAAGTATCTGTATAATCCTGAGCGAGTTTTACCTGTAGAATCTCTGTCTTCTGGGTTAGACATATCCCATATACGTTTAAAGTTTTCTCCACCAGACTTTGACATTTCATTTACAGTAGAAGGCATGAAACATTTTCCTACAACTTTTCTACCTAACGATAAACAAGGTTTTACAATTTGCCAATTCCTCCAAACATCCGCTTCTTCCCATTTACCCGCCTCATCAGACATAAAGTATTTTAGCTTTGCGGAGTCATAAGAGTTGTTTTTTGTATTTCTCCAATCTATCCTAGAGTTTAACGCTTCAGATTTTTGCACTCCTTGATTTTTCTTTGTAATTCTTTCACCAGGTTTTTTAAATGATAAAACTGATTTTGGATTATCAGTACCATCAATAATTGGCTGAAAGAAATCTGGCAAACCCCTAAACATATCTACTACTTTAAAAAATAAATCTTTAGCATCTGCACCTGTTTTAGAAAGCAAACCACCGTGAGCGTTATAGTTAGATGTTATCATGTTTAACGCTAAAGAAGCTCCTTTCCACGAAGCGCCTTCACGTCTATGTTTTACCATTACCATGCCATATGAATCATCATCTTTTACGCATGCATCCCAAAATAAAAAGAACCTTCTGTCTCTATCTCTATAATCTGGATAGCCAACATCTATTTTACACCAGTTTAAATAATAATAGTGAGCTCCTGTAATATAGGTGGGCTCACCATTGTTCATAAACCAGTATCCATCTCTTCTTCTAGCAAACTCCTGCTCTACAAACTTTTCTTTTGTTTTAGCATCTAAAACATCCCAGTTTTCTGGCAAAGAATTTCTAGTCCATTTTTGATTTTTTTTTCCTTTTTTGATTCCTCCAATACCAGACGATGGTTTTTTAGGTATACCTATCTTTATGTTAGATATATCAAATACTTTCCCTTTACTGGAAGGATTGAGCCAAACAGTTTTGTCCAAATCTAGTTAAAATTAACTTACAACTAGCAAAAATACAAAAATTGTTGTATATTTGCAACTTATCTATTTATTAACTAATACCATAGAAAAATGGCAAATTTAATTAGCGTTAATGTGTTAAAGTACGGAAACATTGAGTTCGGTACTACACTAGCTGACGCAAAAACAATGGTGCTAAGTACCGAGCACATTATTTACGGTACTAATAAAGAAACAGATACTGGAGTAGATGTTACTACAGCAACTGCTGCTACTGATGCTGTTACTACTGGCGCTGACCACGGAATTACAAGTGGTGAGTATGTTAGAATTGGTAAGGTTGGAGATTCTGTAGGAACTTTTGATATTGCTTCTGCTGATTACACGCCTGGAAAAATATTCAAAGTACAGAAGACAGGAGCAACTGGTTTATTCTTGCATGGTTCAGAAGCTCACTATGATGCTAACACTAAGCAAGACATTACTACTAACGGTTCTGGTTTAACTTTAGATGTAGTTAGAGTTCAAGGTAAAATTCTTTACGCTGACCCAAGTTTAGGAAGCGGAACTCCTATTGAAATTATTACTGTTGAGCCATGTGTAAATGTTGCTGACGGTTTTGGTGTTTCTGCTAAGTCTGGACAGTTAAGAGCTGTTGAGGTAAACAGAAAAAATGGTGTTGCTTATGATGCTGCTACTATTTCTGAGATTAACTTAATGATTAACTTAGAAAGAGTTATTTTATCTTACGAAGGATTAGCTGTCCCATACTCAGACTCTATTGCTTCTGCTGATGACTGGGCTGTTTGGTATGATGCTTCTAATACAAACTTTGCGGGGATGGATTCTCCTTTTGTTGATGTGTTAGAGGTAGAAACATCTTTAGATGGACTTATGACATCTTTTGTTGACCATGCTGGTGGAAAATCTGCATTTGTAAATGCTCTTGCCTTAGTTGTTAATGGACAAAAAGTTGTTTTCCCTGACCAATCTGCATCTGCTGTAGTTAGACTTAAAAATATTGCTAGCGCTAATGAAATGGCTGCTACAACCGCTTTCGGTTGGGGTTCTGTTTCTGCTAACGATACTATTGTTAAACTTAAGCGTGGACTTGGAAAAGGTGGAGACGACTATTTAGTTGTTAACCATACTGCTGCTCAGCTTATTGCTTTAACTGAATCAGCTATGACTACATAATAATTTATGTATATAAATTAAAAGAGGAGCTATGCTCCTCTTTTTTTTGCAAACTTTTCAGCGTATCCTTTCTTAAAAGTAGCTTGTTCTTCTTCCGTGTCTGGTGGAAGTTCTTCACCATTTAAATATGCTTCAAGTTTTTCTACTTCTGTAATTATTTCTTTAGCGTCCATAAAGCATTCTTTCTTAGCTTTCATTGCGTTTCTAGCTCTATCATCCTGAAGTTCAGGGTCAAGAGGTTTTTTTACTTCTGCTAATAATAATTCAAAAGCTTCCTTTCCTGCGTTAATTAACTTTTGCAGCTTGTCTTCGTGTTTACTCTTTGATGACATATATTAAATCATTGTTTTTCATTCTAAATAACCTTTCTCCTTCTATATCCATTTCATAATCAGAGTTGGTTTCAAAATAAATTTTATCTCCAACCTTTGCTCCTAAAGCTTCTGTGTTTGAGTTTACATATTTTAATATACCAACATTTGATTTTTCTTCTTGGTTTGCTTTTAAAAATAAACCTGATTCAGATTTTATTTCATCTTCAGTTTCTCTAACAGGTTCTACTAAAACATAGTCATTTAACATGTGCACCTCTCCATCTCTTACTCTAGCAAATAATTGATTATAAGCCATCCAAGCAACCTCTTTTCCATCAACATTCATAGCATGCTCATCATCATTTATAAAATGGTGTGTGTACACAAAATCTCCTGGTTGAAGCTCCATCTCTGTATCCATCCAAGATTCAAGTTTATCTGGCACTCCAATAACTTCTGCTTTTTGATTTACCCAATGCATAGGAGACCAAGAAGTATCTACCTCTATCGTATTATCTCCTATTTGAATTTCGTTGTTTTCTTTTTTTTCTCTTTTTGTAAAAACTAAATTTTTAATAGGTTTCATTTTCTTCAATTTTAATATCGTATTCTATTGATACTGGTGTATCTATAAATGATTTCCATAGTCTTGCGTAATCACTATTGCTAGGTTTAACAAATATGTTAAATCTAACTTTTCCATAATAATTAAAATACTCATCATCTTTTACTATATCTATTATTTCTAAATATGCACTAGAATGAGGTACTCTCATTTTTTGGTCACGCTTATAAGTAATTCCTTCCTTTATATCACCCAGTGTTATCTTTCTTATTATTCCGTTTACTTCCATTATCTATAATTAAACATATTAAATCATCACTATGAAGCTCTATACTTACTAATTCTTCATTATGCTTTATTTTAAGCATTGCAGCTAAAGCTTTTATGTGAGCAGCTATTTCAATGTGATGCTCTTTTACTTCTTGCGTTTTGAATGATGTGTTATCTACTTCAACCTTCATAACGCTCTATTTCTAACGCTCTTACTAATTCCTCTCTTTTGGATTTGCTTGCGCTTTTCCAGTAATAATGTGGGTTTACATAATAAGTGCTAGTTCTTGTTTTTGTTTGACCTATGTATTCATTTGTTGATAATATAATATCAGCGTCTTTTAATGCTTTAATTGCTTTATCTACAGAAGATACACTATAGTCTTTACCTCCTCGAATGGCACATTCAACTGCAAAACGTTTTTTATCTGTTCTTGTCATTGTAAACAGATTCCATTCGCTCATCTCATTAAGTATCCATTCTAATAAGTGCATAGCGCAAGGACTGTGTATTTTAAATATTACATCAGTAGCGCTAACATATCTTTGAACAAAAAGACTTTCCATATAAATGGGAGCCATCTTGTCAGTCAGCTTTTTCTTCCCCGTCTTTATTAGAATTTTTTTCATTCAATATTTTTTTAACCCTTTCTACTATTTCATTTACATCAGTACCGTGGGTTAATTCAGACCAGACCTCTAGTTGTTTTTCTTGAAGTTCTTGAAATAAATCAGCTTCCATTGTTGTCAAAAGGGTTCCCCCTCTTTCTTGATTGTCTTGGTCTTTATAATTAAAAGTGAACATAAAATCTAAGTCTTCATAGTCTTTTGATAAACTATTTAAAAAACTTAACATGTTTGCTATTTCTTGTTCTAGTGTCATTTCCATTTTTTATGAGGGCAACCTGACGTTTTCCAAGCTGCTTTTGTTTGTATATAACAACCACAAGCTCCACATCTATCTGCCATCCTATGTTCACAGGTATAGCAAGTAGTGAGTCTTTCAGCAAACTCCGACCTGCTTACTTTTTTAGCCCCTGTTGAAACATGCTTAAAAACAGCCTTAACAAATGATTTAAACATTTGCCAGTTGCTTGGCAACTTATTTGGTAGCTTCTTTTGTTGCTGTTCCATATTCTAAAAACTGATAAATATTATTAGCCATAACGCAAACAGATTGTGGGTCTGGAGTAACTTGTAAAGCCATTTGCATAGCTGTTACCCTTACTGCTTTTTGTTCTTGCTTTCTTTGCTTATCATTGATGTCGATAAGACTTGGATTTGTAATATCCGTAGGATTACTCATAATATATTATATTAAATTAAACTTGAAGCAAATGTAATAATAATTACACTTACAAACAAGTATTTTTTAATTTATTTTATTGATAGACAATTTTGTCCATGCACAAAGACTTATATGTCTATGTTATTTAATTGATTAATATTATTTATTTTAGTATATTTGTATCATGGCTAAAAAATTTAAAACCTGGAATAATAGCTCTTTTACAGTTGGCGCTCCAACAGCTCGTGGCGCTACTCCAAAAGCAGGAAGTTCGTATGCAACAAAATGGTTTGTTTGCTCTAGAACTCCCTCAAGAGCTTTAGAGTTAATATTAAAAACAGCCCTGCCTCATTATTATTTGGAGTCAGAGCAGCAAGGACAAAATTTTTCAGTTAACTCTTGGACTGAAGTTCTTCAAGATTACTGGAGTAATATAGGTAAAGGAAAATGTCCCAGAATAAAAGACATACCTGGTTTTAAAACAGACTTAAATTTTTCTCAAGGTTTTAGTTTAACATTTCCAAACGCAACAAAACGTCATTTTAAAAATTCAGAAACTGGTAGCGGTGCTATTGTAAATTATTCTATACCTCCAAATGTTAGCGGATATGTAAATCCATCGACAGTAGATGTAGAGGTAATACCTGGAAGTTGGAATGGTAAATACTATGAATACAATGATACTATTCAGTTATCTCCTTCATGGACTTACCATGCTGCTAGGCAAACAGCACCAGTTCCAGATTATTGTTTGCCAGAGCCTGGAACAAATTTATTTAATGATGTTCATGTGTCAAAGCCTGCATTGTATAGTGATAACGGAACAGGTTATCCTTCTGTCGGTTGGAAGGGTAATTCAAATGCTAGTATGCATGAACATTTAATTAAACCGCAGTTTCAATCAGTTAGTTTCCCTTCAAATTTATATAACTTTATAGGTTCAACTCCTTATGCAGGTGGAACAGCTTTTGGAGCTGATACCTGGAAAGCAAGCTTGCATGCTCAAACTTATTATACTGGTCAAGGAAGCTACAGATATGAAGCTAACGCAAACAACCCAGCATTATTTAGGCAGTTTGATGCCTTGAGTGGTGAAACAAATGCAACTTTAGTTGTTGATACTAATGGAGGATTACAAGGGGGCGTCATGATAAAACATACTGCTCAATCTTTTGAACAAGCATTGATACCTACTAATTTAACCGACACTTGCAGTAATCAACCAATCTTTAACCATAGTAATATTGTGCAATCTGCACAAAGTGCAGCTGGTAATTTGCAAGCTGCAGATGCATACCTTAGAGCTTTTGGTAAAGATGCTTTTAATATGGGATATAATACTATTGACGGAAATGAAAATGATGCATTATTTTCTATTGATGGTTTTCATGATGGAATATTTGAAGTAACTGTTCCTATATGGTGGAATGACGGAAGTTCAGTACCTTTTATTAATAATCAGAATCTGACAATTAATGCTCAATCATCCAATCCTCTTTATGGATTTAAAAGTGGCAACACTTTAGCAGGGGTTGGTGCAAACATCAATGCCTTAGTAGCTACTACAAATCCAAACAATGTATTGTTTGTTGAATCAACAATATTTGGCTACAATGACGGAGGCCCTTGGGGTAACTGCGGCTATCCATTTGGTAGCACGTTATTTGATAATAATACTACGAGACTTTTTACAGTAAACCCACAACCTATGGGGACTTTTATGCAAGGCGGTGTGTTTAACCCAATGGATGAAGATTTTTTATTTGTTGCTGACAGCGCTACTGTTAACAAAGCTAAGTTAGATGATTTAGAAAATACATCTTGGTTTCCTACGCATACAGCTTGTAAAAACCTTACTCCTTGTAGAAAATGTACAGTTAACAGTCTTGGAGGAGACCGATTAGTTACTAAGCATAAGTATATAAGCTAATGCCTAAAAAAAGAGATTATAAAAAAGAATACAAAAAATTCCAAGCGTCTGATAGAGCAAAAAAAAGACGTGCGGCTTTAAATAAATATAACCGTAAGAAAGGAACGTACGGTAATGGCGATGGACTTGACGCTTCTCATAGAGGTGGAAAGATTGTTGGTTTTGAAAAAGCTAGCAAAAATCGTGGAAGGATTGAAAAATCTAGAAGAAAAGGTTCCAAACGTAGAACTACTAAAAAATAAAATTATGTACGGTAAAAAGAAAATGGGTAAGAAAAAGCCTATGAAGAAGAAAAAGAAAGTAATGAAGAAAAAGAAGTAATTATGGCATTTGTTAATAAAAATCTTCCTAAAAAACCAAGCTCAGGCCCTAGAATGGTAAAAGTTAGTCCTGGTGAAATGGGTCATGGTAACAGACCAAGACCAAGTAACATTATGCGTAACATTAATGTAATGCACGGGAACCAGCAAGTGTTTAATAAAAAAGTAAATCCTGGCGGAGGGGACTGCGGTTGTGGCTAAGAAGTTAGACAAAAGCAAAATGGCATGCAATAAGCCTAGACGCTCTCCGAATCCAAAGAAGAAGAGAGTTGTCAAGGCTTGTGCTAATGGCCAGGAAAAAATTATTCACTACGGAGCTACGGGTTATGGTCACAATTACTCCGCTGCTGCACGTAAATCTTTCAAAGCAAGACACCGTTGTAGTTCTGCCAAGAATAAATTATCTGCTAGATATTGGGCTTGTAAAAATTTATGGGCTGGCTCTGGCGGTTCTAAAAAATCATCTCCGAAAGGACGTAAAGGAAAATACTAATGGCAAAGAAAAAGAAATCAAATAAAATCTGTCCTGCTGGTATAGCTTGGGCTAAGCGTACATTTGATAAGTATCCAAGTGCATACGCTAACTTAGCAGCTTCTAAGTACTGCAAAGACCCAAACTACGCTAAGGGTGCAAAAAGAAAGAAAAAGTAATGGATAAAGCAAAACTAAAAAAGATTGCAGGTGAGCTAAGAAAAGCTTCTGCAATGCATAAATCACAAGCGGTGCGTATTGATAAAATGTTAAAGTCAATGACACCTAAAAAAAAGAAAAAGTAATGGCTAAAAAAATGACACCAGCTCAAAAGCGTATTGCAAAAGCAGCACCACCATTTAACAAGATTACAGCTGCAGACTTTAGAGCACTAAAGAGAAACGGTGGTAAAAAGAAAAAAGGTAGAAAGTAATGGGTGAATTAAAGAAATGGCTTAAACAAAAGTGGGTTCGTATAGGTACTGATGGCTCAATCAAGGGTGAATGCGGTACAAGTAAGAATAAAAAAAATCCAGACAGATGTTTGCCATTATCCAAGGCTAGAAGCCTATCAAAAGCAGAACGAGCTAAGACTGCTAGAAAAAAGAAAGCTGCAGGTAGCAAAGGAAAACAGTTTGTTGCCAATACAAAAAAAGCTAAAGTGCGTTCAAAGAAATAATAAGCGTAACCACGCTACACTTGTAGTGTAACCACATTACACTTGTAGTGTACTCTCATTACACTTATATTGCACTACTTCAAGGTTAATACACTTACCCCCAGTGTGTTAGCCTTTTTTAATGCCTATATATACCTTTATAATGTTTAGTGTCTTGCTAGTATATATGACGCACATATGTTTGGGGTGGGGGTTTATGCATGCGTACGTACACTTACATTGCAATACCCAAACCGAATATCCCAACGGGGTGGGGTCTTATCTAGTCAGCGCTAGTTATCTTTCTCTAGTGGGAACTCGTGCGCTCCGTGGCCACCCCCTAGCGCCCTCGGTGGCTCTATCTAGTGGCCTCTAGTGGCTTATCTGTCGCCCTCGATAGGTTTCTAGTGGTTGGCGCAAGTGTTTTTATGTGCGCTAACCCCTACGCCCTATCTAGTATATTACAGAGTTTAACCTAGACAGCCCCCTAAAATTGTTTTGTGTACCCCCCTTTCTTCTCTAGTAATTTGGTGATTACGATTTGTTTTTGTGTGTTTGAGGTGTCGACAGCAAACGAGCAACAGACACGAGGCAAACGCCTCACCCACATATTGCGATACAGGTGTAACACGAGAGTGCAACACATATGAGTTCAAGCGGTTGCAATACCGCCTAATACCCTCGGAGCATCTAGTAAGCAAGTTTGATTCACAAGCGTAACCATTGGGGGCGGTACGAGGGTTGGAAACCTCGGCTAAATTCTGGTAAGAGCAAGAATACCTTTGATTTCTGATAGCTTTAAGGTATAGGTGTAAGCTATCCCTACCGACAACACGGGAGGACACTCTTTCGAGGGAGTGTGTAATATGTGTTCTAGGTGGACTAGAACGACTACGAGTAATTCATTCGTGCTAGAGACCATTATGGTTGACGTATCTAGCTACTCGAGGGGAGCAATACCCCTGTCCACTACTAACTTAAATTTATTTCAATCATGACAAATCAAGTATTATCATTCGACTTAGACCTAGTAAACGAGGCAGTTCAACTAGGTGTGAACAAGAGAATAATCAACAACTACCGAGTAAACCCTGAGTTCCAAGAGGCTATGGAGCTAGAGGAGGCTATCGAGGAGCAAAGATACTCCCTAGCGTATGCTTACAGCATCTCTAGGTTTGCCGTAGAGAAGACAGAGGTGTCTTGCTAGAGTTACACTGATGAGGCCTCAAAGGTCGAAACACTAGAGAATATCAATAGGCGACCTAGCCGAAGCTACTCGACTAAAGTGATGAGATATTACTCTAGTGTCTGTAACTAACAAAATTTATATCACTATGGATTACGCATTCTCAACAATTTCAACACTCAAGCACCTAGAAGGGATGTTTTGGGAGGACTGCAAAATAAATTTAGATACTTTTGGGTTTATTACATCTAGACATAGGGGAGAGTTAATTGAACTCCACTGGCATAGCGCAGGTAAACAAAAGTCCTTTTCAGATTTAATCAAGAGTATCGAGAACCTTCGTGTACTTTCTTACATCAAGGAACTAAACTGCGTATGGAAAGCCGAACAAGGATGGTTTGATATAAGCATAAAGGTAGAGATTGAGGAAGGATACACCTATGATGTTTCAATTACATTACACTAGAACTATGAAGAAGATAATCCTAGGAGTATTGAGCGTAGCTTTGCTATGCTCTTGCTCCAAAGATGAGTATGAGGTTTCTCCTACTTATCTAGAACAACAGCTATCTGTCGAAGGCGACTACATTACATACTATGTAATCAACGCTAAAGATATGGTAAGCGAAACCCTAGTGGCTACATACGAAGGTGTCGAGTACACTACTGATGATATGCCTAGGAATAACGGAGAGATATTTATCTTTCCCATAACATACCCTAACCTAGCAGTAACGCTAGATAGTAACATACCAAAAGAACAAATAACATTTACCCTAGGTGGTAAACAAATTAACTAGATATGATAAGATATGAACTTTACTTTGCCTTAGGTGGCAAACACACGGACAATGCAGAACAAGTAAACTTGGAGAAGGTACTAGAATTAGTATGCGATACCTTTGGTGGCTATTCACTACAAAAGATACAAGGTGGGTGGAAACATTATACGGGTAACGCTTGGGTAATGTTAGAAGAAGATAGCTACCGACTAACAATCTTTACATATAGTGTAAAACCAGATAAGCATAAGCTATCCCTATTATGCGACTACATCAAAACAAACTTTCAACAAGAGGAGGTTATGTACACTGAAGAAGAAGTAAAGGTAGTAAGGATATGACACCGATAGACCTAGCAGTTTACCTAACGATATACTACTTTGTAGTATTTTTGCTAAGATATATTAAACAAGAAAAATAAAATTATGGTAAAAAAATGTAGTATATGTAGGGCAAAATTTATACCTACAAACAAAAATGCAGAGACAAGACAATGTTGTAAAAAATGTATAAAAGAATTTAATAAATAAAATTATGAAAAAAGATATAAATTTTTATAGAGAATGCTTGATAAGAGAATTAAGAAAACCTCTCAATAAACAAGATTTTATGTATATGAGATTTTTAGATGAAAAGATATACAAATTAAAAGAAAAAGAACTAACTAAAATTAAATAAAATTATGGACAAACACGATTACATAGATATATACGACTTGACCGAGAAGATTACAAGAGCAATACTAATGGGACAAGAGGCGTATGTAATAAACAATGGCAAGATGAACTCACATGTACTAGATTTGCCTACACCACAAACATCAGGTACTTGGACACAAAGAGAGTCATACGCTAGAATGAAAGCACAAGTATTGGTAGATAGATACAATAAAATGCAAACACAAATTTACAATAATGAAAGCAAAGAAAACTAAAAGACAAGCTAGAGTAGAAATAGCTGAGCAACTACTGATGTATTTTTTTGTACTAGGTATGATATGCTCAATAATTTACAACCTCATAAACCACTAGAAATGAACGACTTAACAAAGCAAGATGTAGAAAACTACATCAAGGAACTAGGATGCGAACCTAGACACAACACATGGGCGATAGCAGAAGCGTGTAACGAACTAGATTATCTATGGGATGACCTACCTAGTGCTGATGCACTAATGAGGTTTATTCTAGGTAATGAGCCGATTAAAGGAATGTGGACACATTCGTACGGCTTTCATACTGCTTCTGGTAGAGCAATCGTAGAACAATTTACTAACTATTACAATCAATACAATGAGTAGAACACAACACGGAACATACTCGGAAAAGATAAACGACAACATACTAGAGATAGAGTATGAGTATTACTATGCACCTGCTACACACTACGACCAAGAAGAAGAAAGCGTAGATGTAACCAAGGTACTAGCTAACGGAAATGATATAACTGATTTCTATTGGGATTTCTTTGATACAGAGATAATGCACGATAGAATACTAGATTATTGCAGAGGTAACTAACAAATTAAAACTAAATTAAAATGGAACAGATTAACTTTATGAAAATGTTTATGGCTATGACAGATATAGCTAGTGAAACTAGAGAACAAAAACTTGCTAACAGAGAGCGTATTGTATTTGCAACGCACGGAATAATCAAGCCAAAAGATTGGGATACTCTACCTATGGAGGAGAGAGAGTCAAGAATAGATAATATGCTAGAAGCAACTAAAGATATTACGAAATGAAAGACAATAAACGAACAACAAAGCAAGTAATAGCAGAACAACAAGCTATCAATAGAAAGCTATGGGCAAAAGAAAATGGTAGATTACATCACGTTGACGCTAATAAACTAATAGCAGAATTTATGGGATTACATCCTTTGAGTAGGGCGAGTTTTATTTCAGATAAAAATCAAGAATATTATGAAAGTTTATCAGAACTAAAATACCACACCTCTTGGGATTGGCTTATGCCTGTAATAGAAAACATAGACCACTTACAGCACGAACCTGTTGTGTCTATTGAAAACGCTTTAGCCACAAGGAGTATAGATGACACCTATAAATCAGTAGTGGAATTTATTAAACAATACAACAATGAAGATTAGATTTGAATGGACAACTAGGGAGGCCTATCTCCTAGACAAACTAGAAAAGAATACGATAGGTAAATTAAAAGAAGCAACAACAAAAGTTAAAACTAAATTTCAAAACATCATGAACAAACTAACAACAAAGACAATGACACCAAAACAATATGATGACTTGTGGGAATCAATCGAAGATAAGCTAGATGATTTGTATAACAACAACCCTGATAGCTACGACCTAGAAAATTACGACTTTAGATTAGAGGGTAATGAGATTTATCTAGAAGATATGACAATGGGGTACGACCATAACCACTCAGCACAAATGGTACTAAAGCTATTGGCAGAAGAAGGTATAATCAAAATAAAAAATAAAAAGTAATGGGATACAGAAGTACAATAATTTTTGGGGTGGAGCAGAGCCACGCCCCAAAGCTAGATGATATATTGATAGAACACCAAATGTTTGCAGATTTAAGGGTATCTAAAATTTACCCTAATTACGAGATGGTTCAAGACGACCATGGAGATTCTAAATCTTGGAAGAAGGTGGGTGATGTGCAAATGGTTATTTATAGGTTTGAATACTTGAAGTGGTATGATGATTACCCAGAGGTCATGGCTATAACTAAATATCTAGAAAAACTACATGAAGAAACTGAAGACACTACATTCCTTGTTGGATTAGGAGAGGAAGGTGAGATACATTCAGAGATTGGCGATTGGTATAATTATGTAGACCACATATCTAAATTAGAAATACAAGATATATAAATAATGAACATATTTTATTTACACGAAGACCCAGAGGTATGTGCATCATACTTCTATGACAAACACAAAGTCAAGATGATACTAGAGTCTGCTCAGATGCTATGCACTGCACACCACCATTACGGCAGAGGGGAGCATGTACCTTACAAGAAGGCACACTACAACCACCCCTCTACCATATGGACTAGGGAGAGTACCCAACACTACACATGGCTTTGGCTACACATGATGGCTTTGGGTGAGGAGTATACTAGAAGGTATGGTAAGCAACACCTCACTATCATCAAGTGTGCAGATGCTTTGTGCGTACCTCCTAGCGATATGCCTAACACTACATTCGTTCCACCCCCTCAATGTATGCCTGATGAGTTCAAGCACGAGGATACTATTACTGCCTACTGGAATTACTACGTGGGGGAAAAGCATAGCGTAGCAAACAAGAATGAACGAATATATTTCAAACCTTTTACAAGATGAGTAAACACAGAATACCAAACGAAAAATGGATGGAGTTTGTTAGCGAAATAGCTACACAACTCACCGAACTAAACTTTCATGAAGACACCTTTATAGCTATTCAAAGTGATGATGCAGTAGATGAGGAATACAAATTTACAGAAGATGCACAAGAGTTCTTCAATGAAAGATATGATGAAGTAGAAACACTACTAGAGAATATGCTAGATATAACTAACGATAAACCAGAGTATTATGAAGGATAATGAACCAACAATGAGAGATGGGGCTAGATTGTTTGCTATAATGCTAATTACAGAATTAAAAAAGCAAGGCCAACACAAGTCGGTAGAAATTGTTACAGAAACATTAAAAAAATTAAAGAAAAATGAAAGTTAAAATAATGCAAAGAAGCGTGTACCACAAGTACGCAGAAGTAGAAATAGACATACCTGATATGGAGTGTAATGATATACACGAATACCTACTTGAAAATGAAAACCTATATACAGACAAGATAGATAAAGCAATAGATGAAGCCGAATATGAATATGGAAGTGGTGTAGATGATTATACTGGTATGAATGAGCCAGAATCAGATTCTGAATGGAGGTTTGAGTATGGAGATAAATACGGAGGACACTTATGATAAATTATACTGACACAGAGGTACATGAGATGTACCTAGATTGGTTCAACAACTTTTTATCTACTGGTAGATTTGCTGAACACTATGACCTATCAATGACAGAAGTAGAGAATGTTTTAGATAGGGGAAGAAAAATACAGGAACTAATAAATAAACAAATAGAAAATGGAAAAGAAGCACAGAACAAAGAAAGCTAACTGGAAGGTTTATAGAGATGAGGTTACTCATACGCTACGAACAATAGCTAAATGGATTGAAGACCCAAGGACACCAGACTATCATGATGAAGATTTGGATGTACTTTTGGATGAAGCTAAACATAATTACAAAATATATAAAAGAGAAAAAAATGGAGAATAAAAAAGAAGTAAATCGTGAAGAATTGGAAGAATTGATTGGGGAATGCAAGAGGTATCTTGTAGAGGCAATCATGTATATAGATGCTAACCCAGAGAAAACAAGTACCAATATGCATATATGGAGAGCAAGTCTTTGGAATAGTGGTTTAATGGAAGAAATAAAAGAATACTAATATGAGATATATAGGAATTAAGACTGAATACAAGAAACCTTTTAACGAAGCTATAATGTATAAGATGTATGAAGTAGACAACGGATTGAAGTATCTAGGTTCATGGAATGAAGAAGAGCTGATAAAGGATTTTGAACTCGACTACGAGGGAGAGATAGAAAACGGAGCGTTCTTTTCTAATGAAGAAGATATGGTCATGGTAATCAATGTAGATGATGTGTCAAGTAGAATAAAAGAGGAAATTAAATCACTTGCACATTAAAAAAATATGTTTATATTTGCAACCCACAACAACAAATTATGATAAATAAAGATGATATTCATAAGAGGTTACTTGATATAGTAGCCAACCTGCCTGATAACAAAGAGAGCAGGTCTTTAGGTTTAATTATTTCTACAATAGGTTTAGCAATTACTATCGGTAAGTTAGAAGAATTGTCAGACCTATGTGAGAAACAAAGTAAAGATTATATTAACCAGATAATAAATTAATTTATGAAAGACAACATGAAGATTTGGAAGAGTGTCGAGAAGACAAACCCCAAATACACAAAGGCAGTTAACTTTGGAAGAAAGTTCACAACGATTAACGCACAATATCAGATAATGACTGCAACAGAGCAGTTCGGCCCCTATGGAAAAGGATGGGGTGTTCGCAATGAAGAGTTCAAAATGATATGTGATGGCTTACTATCCTACCAAGCAGATATGTTTTGGAGAGATGAAGCAGGAGAAGTAAATCATTTCTCTATCAACTCATCAATAGGAACTCATTCAAAAGCGGGTAAGCTAGACGAAGACTGCTACAAAAAAGTATCTACGGATGCGCTTACTAAAGGATTGTCCAAGCTAGGTTTTTCTGCTGATGTATTCCTAGGTATGTGGGATGATAACAAGTATGTCGCACAAGTCAAAGAAGAGTTTTCTGAAAAGAAAAAACCATCCGCAAAGAAGAAGATGACAAAGGAGGTTATGGATGCCATGATGAAAGCAATAGAAGATGGTAAGTCTGATGTAGTTAAGGGCAGAATGTCTTCCTACACAATGACTAAAGCACAACAGGATAAACTAACTAAAGCACTAAAGTAATGTTAACACAGGGAAATATTGAAGAAGAGATTATCAGACTTTCTGATGATGAAAGCTATTACGCTGATAATGAGTACATTACAAACTCTATGTTGTCAAAACTAAACAAGAGTCCTCTTGAGCTGTATGCATACATGAATGGAGATTTGGATACAAACACACAAGCATTAAACTTTGGTAAAGCATTTCACACAGCCATACTAGAGCCAGAAAAAATGGAGAACGTTGCTGTATTTGATGGCAAGAGAAAGGTTGGTAAAGCATGGGATGTATTTCATGCAGAAAATCACGACAAGATAATACTCACTCAAGATGAGATGACTACACTTGAAAGTATGTTTGCTAGATTAAGCTCTAACCCTATGGCTTGTGAGCATATGATGTTAGATGATAAATCAACTCAAACAGAGATAGTAAACATATGGGAGAATAATGGTTTGTATTGTAAAGGTAAAGCTGATATTGTAAACTACGACAAAGGAGTTATGGTTGACTTGAAGACCACATCAAACGCATCACCAAGAGAGTTTGAGAGAAGCGTTTACAAGTATGGTTATCACAGGCAGGCGGCCTACTACCTAGATGGATTTGGGTTAGAAAAGTTTACCATTGTTGCAATAGAAAAGAAGTTCCCATTTAACATGGGTGTCTACACTTTATCTGATGAAACAATACAGAAAGGTAGAGAGGAGATTGAGGACTTAATGAAAGAGTACCACACAAGATTTATTATTGAAGAATTTAACCCCGATGAGTATTGTTATTGGGAAACTATTTAAATATGGATGATACGCTAACTGGCATACTCCGAGATGTCTGCATGGTTTTAGATGTAGATGTTTCGGATGTTATGGGAAAAACAAGAACAAGAGACCTGGTAGAAGCCAGGGTTATTTACGCTAATATAGCTAGGATGTACACATATCACACGCTTACAGATATTGGCAATACGATAGGTAAAGACCACTCGTCTATTGTGCACTATGAAAAAACGCACAACGACCTATCAAAGTATGATAAAGAATATCAACAAAAAATTAGAGACTGCAAAGCTGTTGTAGTTCCTAGAAAAAAAATACAAGAGTCAAAGTTAAGGTGTTTGATTGATAGAGTTTATTACAGAAATCAGTTTTTACAAAATAGATTAGTAGATGCTTTACAAGAAAATGAAAAACTAAAATCTCTAATTAAAGAAAAGTCTAATGCACTTAATGTTTTACAGGAAAGTTTTACACAAAGTTTGTAAAGATAAAGACTTGAAAAGAGTTGATGTGGAGTTACTGCTATTTGGCAGTGGCCTAGATTACTTTTCTCAAAACAATCTATTCAACCACTTTCCTGCTTCAAGAACAACAATCATACATAGTCTACAAAGACTTACTGAAGAGGGTTACCTCAAGATTGTTAGACAAAGAAGCAAGCATAAGTCAAGATTATACAGAATTTCTGGAAAGTCCAGAAGAATAACAAATGAAATTTATAACCAATTATCAAATTAAATTATGTCAGACAAGAAAATTTATGTAGGAAACGGAACTGAAAAGTTCAACGGAGACTTAGTAGAGTTCTCTGTAAATTTAAGTAGAATTACAAAGGAGGCATCAGAGCACATCTTTGAATATAACGGAGAGAAGTTTATTAAACTTGTTGTAGCAAAGAAACAAGGCGGAGCTGATGACTACGGAAAGACGCACTATGTAAAGGTGGACACCTTCAAACCAAAAGCACAAGCTGAACCAGCTGTGGTTGAGGAAGAAGAGGATGACTTACCTTTCTAGTCACTATGTTAATAATGTTAATCGAGGGGTGAAAGCCCCTCGTTTTAGCCCTTCATCATGATAAAAAAAATTAAATATAGAGAGCCAAAAGAAAAGCTAGAGATACCTAAAGTAATTAGAGAGGATATATCGTATTACCTAATGACTGGATGGGTTCATAGATATAGTCAAGATAGAGCTCTTGAATTACTAAATAGTAGGAGATACTACACAAGAATATACGAATATGAAAACAGAGGAACTAATACAGAAGGTTGGGAATGAGGTAATTGAATTACTCATATCAAAGAACAGGTCTTATGGAGACAGCGCTACTAATCCATGCAACATCTTTTCTAAAGGTAGTGCGATTGATAGCTTATGTGCAAGACTTGATGATAAGTTAATGAGGATAAAAAATAAAGGCATTAATGACGAAACAGAGGATACTGTACAGGATATAATAGGTTACCTTATATTGCTAAAGGTTGCCATGTTAAAGGATAAAGAATCTTATGAAAAGCTTTTAGAAAAACAAGGGTATAATTATGTCCAAGGATAATTGTAAAGGATACGTTAGAATACCTAATGCCATAAAATGCGATAATAGATTAACCGCTATGGCTAGGCTTTTGTATGGTGATATTCTATCACTATCATCATCATCAGGTTGCTATGCAGGTAACAAATACTTTAGTAACACATACTCCTGCTCAATCAAAACCATATCAAGAGCTATAAAGCAATTAGAAGAGTATGGATATATTCAAATAGAAAACAACAACAACTCCAAAAGATATATAATACCATTACTTAATACAGAGACAAAAATGTCCAAGTACAAGGACAAAGGTGTCTCACATAATAAGAATAATAAAAAAGGTTTTATTAACGTAGATGGAGAACAAATTTATGTATAATGGAAGGATTCAGTAAACACGGCATTATTTTAAAAAGAACATCTGGACAAACTAAAGTAAAGTGTCCAAAGTGTTCCCACACACGTAAGAAAAAATCAGAGCCATGCTTGTCCGTGAACATAGATGAAGGTGTTTGGAATTGTCACAACTGCGGATGGAGCGGTAGTTTAAATAGGGGATATACTAAAACAAAAATATACGATAAACCAGAATGGAATAATAGCACTGGGTTATCTGATAATCTTGTTAAATGGTTTAGAGATAGAGGTATATCTCAAAAGGTTTTAATAAGAAATAAAGTAACTGAAAGCGAAGAATACTTTCCGCAAGTTGAAGGAAATAGGAATGCAATAAACTTTAATTACTTCAAAGATGGAGAACTTGTCAATGTAAAATACAGAGATGGCAAGAAAAACTTTAAGATGTTTAAAAACGGAGAGCCTACATTTTATGGTATAGATGATATTAAAGAACATAACACATGTATAATTGTAGAGGGAGAGATTGATAAGTTAGCTTTTGAAGAGGCAGGTTATGTAAACTGCATATCAGTTCCAAACGGAGCTTCAGATAAGAAAATGGACTTCCTGGAAAATAGCATAGAATACTTTGAAGAGCTTGATAAAATCTTCATAGCCGTAGATAATGATGAAAAAGGAGTTGCTTTAGAAAAAGAGTTATCTAGAAGGCTGGGTAGAGATAGATGCCTAAGAGTTATATTTCCTGATGATTGTAAAGATGTAAATGATGTTCTTATGAAACATGGTCAGGTAGAGGTTGATGAATGTATAAATAATGCTGAACCCTACCCTATTGAAGGAATACTTACAGTGCAAGGGATTGAAGATGATATTGATAGACTATATGATAACGGCCTTCAAAGTGGACTAAAAGTTGGTCATGACAAGTTTGATAAACTATTTACATTTGTTACATCACAATTAACAGTTATTACTGGTGTTCCTACACATGGTAAATCACATTTTCTTGAGCACTTATGTATGAGACTTTCAGCACAACACGGATGGAAGTTCGGTGTATTTTCACCAGAGCACTTTCCTGTTCAACTACATTTCTCATCACTAGCAGAAAAGTATATTGGTAAATCTTTTGGAGACAGATTTATAACAAAAACAGAGATGTATACAAAGGAAAAGAAAAGAGTACTTTGCGATAGAATGGATAGGACAGAGTTGGCAAAAGCAAAAGAGTTTATCAATGAGCACTACTTTTGGATTCGACCCGACACAGACAATGATACGTTTACCATAGATGATATTTTGAAATCAGCTAAATCATTGATAATGAGATATGGTATCAACGCTTTAATAATAGACCCGTATAATAAAATATCACACAAGATTGATGGCGCTACCAGCGAAACAAACTATGTAAATGAGTTTTTAACTAAGCTAACTATATTCAAACAGAAGTATGACATACACATATTCCTTGTTGCTCATCCAAGAAAAATGATGAAAGGACAAGATGGCTCATACGATATACCCACGCTATATGATATTGCTGGTTCTGCAAACTTTTACAATCAAGTAGATAATGGAATAACGGTTTACAGGAATATGGCTAACAGAACCACTACAGCTTATATACAAAAAGTTAAATTTAGACACATAGGAAGTCTTGGTTCTGCAGACTTTAGGTATAACTTACAAAACGGCAGATACACAGCAGAAAATGAATCAGAAGATAATATGATTTACATGAAAGAACAAGACTTCATCATATGAAAAAAGAAGAAGACTTTGATAGAGACCTCGGCTTAGGAGAGTTGGGAGAAAAAATAATAATGATATATTTATTTTGTAATGGATACAAAAACCTCAAAATCACAGAAGGATACTTCAAGGAATATGACATATCTGGAACAAGCCCGAAAACTAACTCCGAAGTGTTTTACGAAGTCAAAACAGACGACTACTGCACAGAAAATTCAGATACTGGTAATATGGCCATAGAGATAGAGTATAAAAAAAAACCAAGCGGAATCACTTGCACTAAAGCAGATGTTTTCGTATATTACTATTATCATTTAAGCGTAGACAATTTGTGGATGATAAAAGTAGACGACTTAAAGAAATTGATAAAAGACAACTACAAAAAGTATAATTTTAAGATTGTACAAGGCGGGGATAACAACGATAGTAAATTAATTCTTTTGCCAAGAAAATACTTCAAAAAATATTTTTACATTGACACTATAAATAAAACTAAAACAGATGGATAATTCAACAAAAAGAGCTATACTGATAGGTGTATATGATTCATTGATGGAAACATTTCACCCTAAAGCAAAAAGAAACGTCATGCAGTCAAAGTTAACTTATGAGCAAGAACTGTATTTAAGAAATTTAAAAGTTAACATAGAAGAGATTTTAAGCAAACCAGAAAAGATAGACAGGGTTATTAATTATTTTTCTAACACAGAAGAATATGAAGTTTGTACAGACCTAGCTGAAATAAAAAACGCTATAGAAGAAAATGCCTCGTAAAGAATGGATATTCATACCAGGAAACGTCCCGTCTAGTAAAAATTCTAAACGTTGGACTGGTAAGATGTTAATTCATTCAAAGACAACAATGAACTATATAAAGGCATCTAAAGGATTTTATATTGAAAACAAGTGTTACTTCCAGAAAATGATTGAAGGAAAGGAGAAGCCTTACAAAGTGTCTTTTACGTTCATTAGAGGTTCAAAAAGAAAGTTTGATTATGTCAACCCATTGCAAACAGTTCAAGACCTTATGGTTAAAAATAAATGGATTGAAGATGATAATTGTGATAATATAATTCCTATATTTGAACCCTATCAATATGATAAAGAAAACCCAGGAGTAATAATAAAAGTTTTATGAAAGCAATAATTACAGTTGAAATAAATGAGGAAGGATTATCAAAAGAGATAAAGAAAAAAGTTTTAATAGATTTGCTTTATAACGAATGTTTCGATTGGGTAAACATGGACAAACCTCCAAAAGTCCAATTCTTTTACGATGAGTCAGACGAGAACATTGATGAAGACCTTGATGGTTTAATCGAGTAGAAGTCCGCCTAGAACACCGACACCTATTGCAAACCCTTGCGTTTGGTACCATTTCTTTTCTTTCTTTATAGTGTAGTTTTGAATATTTACGTTCTGAATGTAGGGGTTTGTATTATCTACCATTACTGAGAACTCAGTTCCTTTTGAGATTCCAGTCCATCCTCTAATTTTTTTATCACCAACAATTATTGTTTGTGTGTTAGGTATTGATAAAGAATTTAAAGTAAAGCTCTTTTCAGTGAACGTGCAGCTAAGATTGTAAAATGTGGAGTCAATATCAACATTGCCAGTAAAAGAACCATCATTGCCAACAACAATGCTATTGTCGTATTCAACAACCACTGTATCAATGACCGTTTTAGTAATAACCTTTGTAACAGACTCAACATTTTTAAATTCATTTAACTTTATTTTTAGTTCTTTATTTTGATTTTTTAAATCATTCAACACAGATTCATTCATGCGTATAGCCTCATCCTTGCCATCTACAATCTTCAGAACACTATCATACTTGCTTTTCCATGACATTATTTCCGTGTAGGCATACGCTCCAGCAGCTAAAAATAAAAGTAATAATAGTATATTAAAATATTTTGTCATTTCCACTCAAATCTTTTTCCTAAATTCATTGGAACAAAAATTGCTGTACGACCTTCATCCAGAACGACACCACACCCTAACGTAGGTTTCTTTGGGAATGTTCTTCCATATGAAAAAGCCATATGGTCTACTGATATTCCGCATCCTACATTCATTCCAAAAATCATATCATTTCTAGACGCCATATAGTTAACACCTCCGAAACTATGACTATGCCCTATAACAGTAGATTGTCTATTTGCTATAGCTCTATTTCTAGCAGCGTTTGC